ATGAAAATTGAAACTTTTATGAACCTGGCTTTTGGCGTGATCTTCTTTATGCTATTCTTGTGTAGCTTAATTGGAGGTATTCTATGCCATGCTTATCACCAGTTTTTTCTGGCTGCTATGACAGCTATTCTATCCTATGTTCTCTACAAAGATGATTATCTGGGAGGAAGTGTACAACAGTATTTCAAAAGACGTAAGGAGGCTATAAAAACTGCTCGTAAATGATAACCCTGGAACTTTACGAACTAAAGAACCTATGTAAAGATATGGCTGAGTTAGGAGCTGCTAATTATGCAAAGATGCTCTTTCCTGCCAAAGATCTTATTTCCCAGCGTGAAGCCTATAGGCAATTTGGTGAGGCTGCTGTAAAAGACTGGGTACGGAGGGAATTGGTTAGTAAAGTCAGAAATGGAGCTACTAAGAACTCTAAAATTCTCTACTCCAGAGCTGAGCTTCTGGCTGTAGAAAAATCCGAAAAATTAAACTTCTATTTAAACAATAAGTAATTATGAAACAGATCTTTTTAAAGAAATTGGTGATTAGGAACATTAAAGGGATAAGAGATCTTACCATTGATTTCACCGATCAGGAAACTGTAATATGTGGTGATAATGGAACTGGTAAGACTACAATCATGGATGCTTTCCTATGGCTTTTATTTGGCAAAGATAGCACTAACAGAGCAGATAGTAATTTCAACATTAAAACTCTGGATAAAGATGGTAAGCCTATTCTTAACCTGGAACACGTGGTTATAGCTACACTACTGGTAAATGGCAATGAAATTATATTGCAACGTTCATACTTGGAAAAATGGGGAACTGGTGTTAATGCCGGGCAGCTTAAAAACCACTACACTGATTTTTACATGAATGGTGTAAAGCTGGGAACAAAAAAAGAGTACGATGCTGAGGTATCTGCTATTCTCCCTGAGGATGTTTTCCGTATGGTTACTAACCCGTTCTATTTCCCCTCTTTGCCAGCTGCTACTCAAAAGACTATGCTATTGGATATGGCTGGTAATGTATCGGATCAGGATGTAGCTGCTTTGAAACCTGAATACTTGGAACTGCTGAGCCAGATAACAGGTAGGAGCCTGGAGCAATTTAAGAAAGAAACATCCTCTAAAAAGAAAGCAATCCAGGATGAGCTAAAGGAACTCCCTGCTCGTATTGATACTGCTAATCAAATGATGCCAGAACCTGAGGACTGGGTAGCTTTGGATCAGGAGCTGGAGGAAAAGAAAGCTCGTTTGAAAGGGATTGATGAGCAAATATCAGATAAATCAAACTCTGTAAAGGCTGATTATGAAGCCAAAAGCAATATCCAGAAAAAGATAGGTGAAAAACGTTTGGAGCGTACCAGCAAGGAGTCCGAGATCAGAGAAAAGGTTAATAAAGCGAATGGTGAGGCACGCTCATCTATCAATGATCTGGTATATAAGATACAGAATTTACAGGGTGATATTCAGCGTAAAAAAGGGAGTCTTTCTACGATTGATACCCAGATAGGGAACCTGAATACAGAGCTGGATACGCTCAGGGGTGAATATCGTATTATCAATGCCGAACAGTTGGTGTACCCTGATGGTGCTTTTGTATGCCCTACTTGTAAACGTACCCTGGATGCTGAGGATATTGAGACAAAACAGCGGGAAATGCTGGCTAATTTCAACCAGAATAAATCAAAGCGTTTACAGCAAAACCAGGATACAGGTAGATCTAAGGCAGGAAGAATATCCGAATTGCAAAAAGATCGTGAGAATACTCTGGCTGAGATCAGCAAAATGGAGAGCGAACTGGATAATTTAGAAGCTCAAAAGAAGTACCAGGAGGAAAACCTACCTGCTGCTCAGGATGCCCAGAAACTTATAGAGGCAAATACTGACTGGATCCGTATGGGTAATGAGATAGCAGAACTGGAAAACCAGATGAACGTTGAAATTAAACCAGTGGATGTATCAGAACTCCAGGAGGGGAAACGTGTGCTTTCTGATGCTATTACCGATCTACAGAAACGACTGAATAAACGTGAGACTATTGAGCGTGCGGAGAAACTTATTCAGGAATTTGAAGATAAAAAGATCCAGAATAATGATGCTTTGGCTAACCTGGAAAGAACAGAGTTTATTATTACAGACTTTCAGAAAGCAAAGGATAATGAGCTGATGAAGCGTATTAACGGGCTATTTTCTCTGGTTTCTTTCTCCTTTGTTGATGAGCAGCTGAATGGTAACGAAAAGATTACTTGTGTTTGTACCGTGGATGGTGTTCCTTTCCCTGATCTCAATAATGCCACTAAGATTAACGCTGGATTGGATATTATCAATGCGATTTGCCAGGCAAAAGGTATATCAGCTCCTATTTTCATTGATAACAGAGAAAGCGTGAATGAGCTTATACCTACTGTATCACAGATCATAAATCTTGTGGTTAGCAAATACCCTAAATTAATGCTAAGATCCTTTACGGATGGATGTATAGAAGAATACAGAGAACTTTAAAAAATAGTAATTATGACACAACAAAGTACAGCAGTAGCAGCAGCTCCTAAAAAGGTGGATGTGCTGAAAAATATGCTTAATGCTCCCTCTGTTATGGAGCAGTTTAATAATGCTCTGGCAAAGAGCGCACCGACATTTGTAGCCTCTGTTATCGACCTCTACAATGGAGATACTAATCTACAGCAGTGTGAGCCTAAAGCGGTTGTTATGGAAGCTCTGAAAGCAGCCGTATTAAAATTGCCTATCAATAAGGCACTGGGATACGCTTTTATCATTCCTTTTAACAACAGTGTGAAAGATGAAAAAGGGAACTGGGTTAAAAAGATGGTTCCTACTTTTCAGATGGGATATAAAGGCTATATACAGCTGGCTATGAGAACTGGGCAATATCGGACTATTAACGCTGATGTAGTCTATGAGGGTGAGCTGAGAAAGGCTAATAAACTCACTGGTGAGATCGCTTTTGATGGTGAAAAGAAATCGGATAAGGTGGTAGGCTATTTCTGCTATTTTGAACTGCTTAACGGCTTCTCTAAAACTCTCTACATGACAGTGGAGCAAATGGCTGAACACGCTAAGCGTTATTCTAAAGGGCTTAAAAAAGAGACTACAGTAGAAAGCCTCATTAACCTATCAAATTTGCCAGTAGCTCCAGATAGCAAAACTGTAGGCTGGATGGGTAATTTCCACGGAATGGCAGTTAAAACAGTGATCCGTAATTTACTGGGTAAATATGGCTATTTGTCGGTTGAAATGCAACAGGCTATAGTAAATGATACTGAGGGTGATACAGCGGAAAACCGTGATTCTCTGGTACATGAGAATGGAAATTCCCAGGTGTTTGATGCAACAGATGTTCAATATGAGGAAGTTTCTACTGGCACGGCTACGCCTCAGGCTGCACCAGTTGATGATCCTGGATATTAACGTGCTATGGAACTGAAAGTATTAGGTAGCTCATCCAGCGGTAACTGCTATATCCTGGATAATGGGAATGAGGCTCTGATTATTGAGGCTGGTATCCGTTTCCTGGATGTAAAGAAAGCACTGGGTTTCCAGATCCGCAAAGTGGTGGGCTGCTTAGTAACTCACCAGCATAACGATCACGCAAAGTATATTAAAAGCATGGCAGATTGTGGCTTTTATGTTTTGGCACTCCCTGAGGTATTGGAAGCAAAAGGAGTAAGCGGATCCAGGGTTAAGGCTTTGGAACTGGGTAAAGGTTACAAGTTTGGAAATTTTAAAGTAGCTCCATTCTCTGCCTGCCATGATGTACCGTGTGTAGGATACTTGATAGATCACCCTGAAACAGGTAGGATCATGTTTCTTACAGACAGCTGTATGTGTGAGTATGTTTTTCCAGGGCTTAATCATGTGATGATAGAGTGTAATTACTCTGATCGCAAACTGATAGAGAGTATCAATGCTGGGCGTACTCTACCCTCTCAAAGAAACCGCCTACTAACCTCTCACATGGAAATGGAAACCTGCAAAGAGATCCTGATGGCAAATGATCTTTCCAATGTGAGTAACATACTCCTGTTACACCTCTCAGAAAATAATGGTGATGAGCCTGTTTTCATATCTGAGATACAACGGGTTACTGGTAAGGTGGTATATGTAGCAAAACCAGGTTTAACAATTCAAATAGATAAACTATGATACAGGGATTTTCAGAACAAACCAAACCACTCACTCCATACGAGAATGATGTGATCCTCCCTTTGATTATTCAGGGGTTGCATTCCAAAGTTGGTAAGGAGAAAGCTATTACAAACCAGCATATATGTTCGGCTCTTAAAAGCCAGGGGTATAAGTTGGATAGTGCCAGGCTGAGAAAGATTATTAACCATATCCGTGTGAATAACATGGTTATCGGCTTAGTAGCTACCAGTGATGGGTATTATATCGCTGAGAGCAAAAAGGAGCTGGAGGTTTATCTGGAAAGCCTGAAAGGTAGGGAGAATGCTATTCATGCTGTAAGGCAAAGCCTGGAGAAACAAATAGGGATGTATGAGTAAGAAAGTTCAAATAGAGAAAAAGAACGGGCTGTTTAACCTCAAACCACTGTATGATCTGTTTTCCCAATCCCTGGATGGAGTTTACCAGGTTGTGGTGAAAAAGATTAGAAAACCTCGCTCTAACGATCAAAACGGCTGGCTCTGGGGATGTATCTACCCGATGCTTTTAGAGGCTCTGCTGGATGCTGGCTGGGAGTTCGTAACCGTGGAGCAGGTACATGAGTTCTTTAAATCTCAAATGACAGCGGATCAGGTTGTAAATAAGCACACTGGAGAAATCATAACCTTTCCTGGATCTACTGCAACAATGGATACACTTACTTTCTCTACCTATTGTGAAAAACTTAGAGAGTATGCGCTGGAGTATCTGAATTTGGAAATACCAGATCCAGATCCAAACTGGAGGAAAGCCGATGAAACTAATACCTAACCAGTTGGTATCTGAGCTTATAAGGCTGGTACCAGTTTTAATAGAAAATATTCCACCAGGTAAAAGTACCAGAGTGGATAATGCAATAAGATTAACAAAAAAGATTATTAACAGATTAAAAACATTGCAAGATGAGAAAGATCGAAATTGAAAAACCAAAGTTGGAGGCTGCTTTTGCTGTAGCCTGTGGAAACACAAGAACTGTTTTACTCGCTTTATTTGGTGAGGATGCGGTGAAACCTGAAAAGCCTGATTATTCAGACTATCGTAACATTAAAACCTATGAGGATGCTTGTGCTGCTCTGGGTGTGGATCCTATCAATGAAACGGACGAAAGCCTGAATGATTTGATTACAAGGGGAATTATTGCACCTCGACACATAGCACTTATGAAGCTGGAAACGATCAGCCGTGCTTTGTGGGGTAAGGACTTTGAACCGATACCAGATGCTGAGGGCAGCAAGATTTACTATTTCCCCTGGTTTTATCTCTATACTCAGTCTGAAATAGATAATATGGATGATGATGAAAGAGGTGCCCTTTTGTCTGCTAATGCGACTTATGGTGCGAATGCGGGTTTCGGTTGTCTGCTTGCGACTGATCGCTCCTCGAATGCGCATGCGAACTTTGGGTTCCGCTTGTGCCAGGAAACGGGAGAGAAAGCGGTGTATTTTGGTAAGCAGTTCATAAAACTGTGGGCTGAATATCTGGGGTATAAATTCACTGTAGGGGATCACCTCAAATAATGGCAGCTATGATAACAGTATTTTATCTTTTAGTGGCTGTATGCCTATTCGTTGAGATCCTACGGCTATTAGCTGTTAAGAAAGTGGATCAGGGAGTTAAAAAGTACAAGGGAGTTAAGGATCCGAAAGATTACAGCCCACTCTATACGGCTTATGTTAGTTTTGGCTTTTTCTACTTCTTCTTTTGTCTTGTGGGGTTAATGAGTTCGCAATGGATTGGGTTTGTTGCCCTCCTACTTCTGGGCTTTGTGCCTAAAAAATGGATCACCTGGAGAGTGATAGATGGTATTCTAAGTATAGCGATCCTGGTTTTTATCCTCTTGAATAAATTCCAGTTTCATATAAATTTCAATCATTTACTAATCAATTATTTATCGGTATGAAAGATATTATGTTAGCGGATACCCCGATAGAACAACGGGCGCAAATTCTGAAAGATAGCTGTGATAAGATCGAAGAAAGGAGCTATCTCAGCAAATACGATCAGGAAGAAACCAATTTGTTACGTGCTGAACTTGCCAATGTTTCTATTAAATTAGGGACAATACAGGAGGAACTGGATGGAATTAAATCGGACTATAAAGGGAAGCTAAAGCCTTTACAGGAACGAATTGATAAGATCCTGCATAACCTAAAAAATGGTGGTGAATACGTAAGAGGTGAGTGCTACAAGTTCATAGACCAAGAGGAGGAAAGAGTAGGATGGTACACTCCAGAGGGTTATTTGTTGGAAGAAAGACCAATAACCCAGGAAGAAAGACAGAGAACTGTTCAAATGGAAATCAGAAGAACAGGTACAGATAATTAATTATTAACAATTTAAACATTTTAGAAAAATGGAAGATCAAGAAAGAGGTTTAACCGTGAATATCGGTGAGTACAAAGGTGAAAAACCTATCATTATTGAGTACAGAGAGGGTAGAGCATCACAACCAGTTCAGCCATTGGAAACAAAGGCACCAGAAAAAATTAATATTACTGGGACTATCTCCACTCCTTTTGACTGGCTTAGCAAGCGTATCAGTGAGGTTAATCAGAAAACCGCTAATGTGGTTGTGGATCGTGAGGATATGTCTATTACCCTTACTGTAAATGAAAATGACTACTATAAAAAGGGCATTATCAAAGGAACTGTAGAGTACGGAGAGGTCTTTGAAAAGTTCGGTATCAATGATGCAGAAAAGGGTTGGATCCCTGCTAAGCTGGGGCAGTTCTTGCGTCTCAATCGTGGTGTGTTTGAGGACAAAGAGAAATGTATGGTGCTCGTTTCCGTTCTCAAAAACTTCATAGCTAACGCTAAAGCTGAGATTCAAAAGCAAAATGATCCGTCTGGTTCTATAGCTGAGGTTTACCGTTGCCAGGTAGAAAGTAATTTGCCTAAGAGCTTCACGGTGAATATTGCCATCTTCAAAGGAACTGCAAAAACTCCTATTGAAGTAGAGTTCGATCACCATCTTTCAAATGGGGATATTATTCTACAGCTTGTTTCTCCTGGAGCTAACGAACTGACTGAAAGTTACAGAGACAAGTGTCTGGATGAGGTTCTGGATAAGATCCGTAAGATCGCTCCTGATATTGCAATTCTGGAAGTTTAATTAAACATGGGGGAATGGATACCCCCAGGTATCCTTTCCCTCTAAATATTCTCAATATGGCAAAAGATAAAATACCAATGCCCTTTTATACCCGTGATTGGCTTAGCTGCGCTGAGGTTAAGGTTATGCCTCCTGATGTGAGAGGGCTGTGGTTTGATATGATCTGCTATATGTGGGAAAGCGTGGAGCGTGGTGTAATGGTGAAGCCTAACCACCAGCCCTATACGAAAGATGAGATAGCGGGAATGATCGGAAAAGATTGCTCTGGATCTTATGACTGGCTGGAAACTCTGATAGATAACGGAGTATGTGCTATAAGAGAGGACGGTGCTGTGTATAGTAGGCGAATGGTTAAGGATGAGGAAATTAGGGAGAAAAGGCGAATGGCTGGTAAAAAAGGTGGTGATGTTACCAAAGCAAAGGTATTCCAGCCTAAGCAGGAAACTGTAGACGGATCCCCAGATGAAGTAGCTGCACCACCTCCACCGCTAACACCAGAACAGCAGGAAAAGGCTGAAAAAGCCAAAAAATACAAGTATGCGGATTACGTTACCCTTACGAGGGATGAGTATGCTAAGTTGTGCTCTGAGCACTCTGAGGAGGGAGCAAAGAGGATGATAGAAATACTCAATAACTACAAGGGTTCCAAAGGGAAAAAGTATAAATCTGATTACATGGCTATCCTTAACTGGGTAGTTGGTAGGTATAATGAAGAATTACAAAAAAATGGATACAAAAATAAAGGAACAATTCCAGGCGGTACTGGGCAGGCAGGTGGAGAAGGCTATAGAGACACGCTTTAGGATTACCAATTTCTCCCAGGCTGATATAACGGAAATGCTGGGGATGTGCTATAAACAGGAAGTGGAAAAAAGACGTATTCCTTTCCAAAATGATAGTGATACCCAGGCTAAGATTGCTAAGGCTGCTAAGTGGCTTTGCGGTGATTATAAAGTGGGGCTTTTGCTCTATGGAACAATCGGATCAGGAAAAACAACGCTTGCAAAGGCTATATGTAACCTGATCGGGATACTATACAATAGTGCTATTTCCAGTGACAGAAAGGCTGTATATCGTGTTTCAGCTTTGGCTCTGGCAAAGAATGTAGCGGATGATCCAGCGTATTTTAATAAGCTGAAAAACCAGGATCTCCTTTTCATTGATGATATTGGAACTGAGCCAGCAAGCGTAAAAAGCTGGGGTAACGAATACTCACCAGTAACAGAGCTGATTTATGCCAGATATGACAGGCAGCTATTCACCATTATTAGCTCTAATTTGAAAGATGAGGATTTTGGGGATCGCTATGGTGAACGTATTGCCGATAGGCTGGAGGAAATGTTTGAGAGGCTGCACTATCAAAATAAGAGTTACAGGAAATGAGATTTGCACTGAGAAATAAAAGCCGAATACGGCAAGCCTATGGGGATGGTTTCTGTGACGAAATGATGTGTTGCCTGAAAAACTATTTTCAATTAAACCAGGATATTCCCAGAGTCAGAAAAGACGGATATACGCATGAGTTTATATCTGTTCCTGGCAGTAATGGTACACTAATGTTCGCTATAGTCGGTGAAAAATATGATGTGCTAACACTGGCTTATTTCCCATATAAAGAAAGTAATTAACCAAGTAAATTAGTTTATGATGAATCATAAAATTTTTAGATCAAGCGATACGAATGTTACAAAGTTTGTATTTGAAAAGAATGATATAGCTGTAGAGGCTGTTTTGTATCGTTATAATTCTTACAAAGAAAGAACTGTTATCTGTTGTTCTACTCAGTGTGGTTGCCCTGTTGGGTGTGCCTTTTGTGGTACTGGTAAATTTTTTCTGAGAGATTTAACGAGCGAGGAAATAGTAGAACAGGTTAAAACGGTTCTATCCTACATTGATTGCGACACAAAGGATATTCAGAAATTCCAACTAATGTTTATGAGTATGGGAGAACCTTTTCTGAACTATGCAGAATTGCAAGTAGCTATACAGGTTCTTCATGGAATCTATCCTAACGCTCAGTTATTGGTTAGTACGTCTGCACCTAAAAATATGGCTTTGTTCTTCGGGCAATTTATAGAACTAAGCAGAAAGATAGACAAAGTAGGTATTCAGTTCTCTGTACATGAAAGTAACGATCAGGACAGAAAGAGATTGATACATACAGCAAGTACTTCTTTAATGTCTATAGGCGTGTTTGGTGAACAATGGGCAGAGGCTACAGGTAGAAAGCCTTTCTTTAATTACTGTGTTCACGAAAATAATTCAAGTGATAAAAATGTATCAGAACTCTTGAAACATTTTAATCCTGCTGTTTGGGAATGTACGTTATCTGTTATCTGTGAGAGGAATAGTACTATGCAAAATGCTATTTCTGAAAAGTTGAATATGATTGAGCAATTTTCTGGTAAGATGCTGGATGCTGGCTATTCTATTCGTGTATTCAATCCTGCTGGTCAGGATGATATAGGGGGAGGATGTGGGCAATTATGGTACTTTCAGGAATGGCTTAAAACAAAAAGTAATAAACACAATGGAAAAGAAAAAAGTAATACTTACTCTCTGTAGGATCTTTCCCGTGACTCATAGCAAAGCTGGTGAGCCTACAGGATTTGAGGGTAAGCTGAAAGGCGGTAAGAAGATCCACACTATCCGATACAATGCAAAAAACGTGTGGGATGAGCGATATAAGGGTATCTCCTCTGGTAAAAAGTATCTCTCTGTTAGGGAATGGATGGGCAGACCTTATAACTCAGAACAAAGGGAGTTATCCAGGTTTGATGAGATCGGACTGCAACACGTTACTATGACTTATGGGGCTGATGATTCCTATCCTCAGGTTTGGGTAGATGGCAAGCTGGTTCCGATCCAGGAGGTTGCTAAGAATGATGGTCTGAGCGTTGAGGACTTTGTAGAGTGGTTCTTTGGTAACAGCAAAGAAAATGTGTTTGAGGGTGTGGTGATTCACTTTACAGATTTCAGGTATGAGTGATGAAGAACTGATAAAAGAGTTGGGTAATGAGCTTTGTGGGTATTGTCACTGGAAAGATGGAGAGATTTCCCACCGATGTGATTCACTGTGTGAGGGGAGTTATTGCGATCAGGCATTGAGTAGCTTCCTGGATGAGAATGAGAATTATTTCGATGAAACAGATAATCAAGAAATGAGATGAAAGTTGAGTTTTACTATGACAGCGATTTAATAAAAACAGTAGAAACTACCTGTATTCCATGTATCGGCGAGGCGGTTTATATGGAGCCAGATTTATATGAGGTGGAAGATGTATGTTATACATACGATAAAAATTTAGTTCAAATTTCATTAACAGATAGATAAAATAGATATGGAAACTAATGCAACAAAAAGAACAGATATTTTCTTAATTGATCCCCGTAATATCGTGGTGATGAATGATTTTAATGTTCGTAGAGATTTTGATCTGGATGAGTTAAAAGAACAAATTAAGGCAAAGGGTGTGCTTAATCCCATTACCGTTATCCCTTTTAAAGAGGACGGTGTGGAAAAGTACAAGCTGGTTGATGGAGAAAGACGTTACCGTGCTACTATGTTAGCGATCCAAGAGGGTGCCGATATTCCATTTATCAAAGCCCTAAAAGCTCCGAAAGATGCAAGCCAGGAGGATCTTTATATAGAGCAGATGATGAGAAATGAGGGTAAACGCTTCTCTGAAATTGAATGTGGTATAATGTTCAAGCGGTTCAAGGAAGAATTTGGCTATACCCAGGTAGAGATCGCTGAAAAGTTTAGAAAGTCTCCTGCCTTTATTTCAAAATGCCTTTCCCTTATGGATCTGCCTCAGGATATTCAGGACAGGATCATAGCAAACCAGATCTCAGCTAAAGCAGCAAGAGATATTGTGTCTAACTATGATACAGAGCAGGAACAGGTCAAAGCTGCCAAAGATGCGGTAAATATAGCCCAAAGCCAGGGTAAAAAGACTGCTACCAATAAAGAGATCAATGCGTATCAGAAAGACGCTAAGGAGGCAAAAGAAATAGCCCAGGCATTGCGTACCGTATGGGCTTATCTGGATGGTAAGGATACTGTGAACGTTATTCAGTTGGCTCAGCTTCTGGATAAGACGGAAAACCTTAGCCAAGCTATGAGGCAGTACAAGAAAGAAGAAAATAAATAGAATACCATATAAATATTGAAATTATGAAGATTGTATTTTTTGACCTGGAAACTACAGGTACGTTAGTGAACAAACACGGGATCCACCAGATAAGCGGTGAGATCGTAGTGGATGGTGAAGTAAAGGAAACGTTTGATTTCCATGTACAGCCTAATCCGAGAGCTGAGATCACTCAGGAGGCTCTGGATGTGGCTGGAGTCACGAAAGAGCAGATATTGGCTTATCCTGCTATGGGGGTGGTGTATGGGCAATTTACCGCAATGCTGGGTAAGTATGTAGATAAGTTCAATAAGAAAGATAAGTTCTTTCTGGCTGGATATAACAACGCTCATTTTGATAACCAGTTTCTCCGTGCCTGGTTCCTACAAAACAATGATAAGTATTTTGGTTCCTGGTTCTGGAGCAACAGTATAGATGTTATGGTACTGGCTACTCCTTATCTGGCTGTACAACGTTCTGAAATGGAGAATTTCAAACAGGGTACGGTTGCTAAAGCCCTGGGGATACAGGTAGATGATAGTAAGTTACATGATGCTTTGTATGATATACAGGTATGCAAGGCTATTTATAATATTGTTTCACCGTATAAAATTTGAGTTATGCAAGATCTAAATGAGAAAATGCTAAAAGAAGAAACGGCTGTAGGCGTTGATTTGGGCAGCAAGGCAGGAGATTGTTCTGTAGACAAGGGTATGTTTCAGCCCAGTAAAGAAGCAAGAAAAGGGGTACATTTCCCTGAGTATTGGAGGAAAAAGAAACTCAATCGTTCATTTGTGGATGATCTGGAAAAGACTGCAAACAGTGATCCGTATGCTCAGGATGAGCACGGGGAGTATCGGCTGGGGAAATTCTTACATGGTTGTGCTATTGTGGTAGTCGGAGTTGTAGATAATCTCTGGACTCTGGAGATACATAGTGAAAATCCCATAGGTTTACCGATGATCCAGGAAATACGGTACAAATATTTGCCTGATAGCCTGATGATGGCTATGCTTTTCCTACCCAGAAAGGAGCGAACCAGTGCTAAGACTATTGTACTGTATCAGATCCCAGGTAATTTAAATGAGGTTGAGGAATGATCTATGTAGGAATTGATACAGGGGTGGAAACTGGGTTCTCTGAGTGGGATAATCGGGAAAGAAAGCTGCTTACTGTATGCTCGTTAAAGATCCACGAGGCTATGGATCGTGTAAAAGAGTTGGCTGAGTTACACGGGAAAAAGCTGGTGGTTCGTGTTGAGGATCCCAGACAACGTACCTGGTTTGGAACTGAGCGTATGACACGTGAGGAAGAACGTAAAAAGCTCCAGGGTGTAGGATCCGTGAAAAGGGATGCTACGATATGGGAAGATTTCCTCACCGATTTAGGCGTACAGTTTGAAATGGTTGCTCCAAAGCGGAATGTAACAAAGCTCCCTCAGGACACTTTCAAAACTTATACAGGCTGGAGAAAGCGAACTAATGAGCATGGACGTGATGCTGCTATGTTGGTTTTTGGCTTCTAAATCAAATTTTTATAGCTAAAAGTGTGTAGCTGATACACACTTTTAGTATATTTGCATTATTAACCAAGTAAATGAGAAAGGTATGGTTACAACTGTAGTTTATATTATTTTGGTGCTGGTGATTGTATTTATCATTTTGCGCCACATACATAAGTTATATCCTAAGGATCCGATCAAGAAAGAGCAGAAAGTGAATATCTACCAAGATGGTATTTACAACCGTACAGCAACGGTTACATGGCTTTCCCGTGATCGTTTAGTGATATACGATGCTTTACCTCTGCCAGTGCATTACAGAGGCAAATTCTACTCTATAGGTTATACCAGTGACGGGTTTACTCTATTGTTCCTGGGTAGGAAAAGGCTCTATTTCCTGGCACGAATGGCAGAGTTGATCCGAAAGATCGTGCATACTCCTGAGTGCCTGGATAACACTCCTGATGAAGATGAGAAAAACGAAACTAAACCAGGAGAGGAGGTAGAGGATGAACTGTGATGAAATTGTTTTCCGTAAAATATCGGATCTGACTCTTTTAGAAAATAATCCCAGAAAGATTAGCAAAAAAGATCTGGATAGGTTGGTAGATTCAATCCGTTTAAACGGTTTTTGGCTTCACCGACCTTTGCCATTATCAGATCGTACTGGCAAATTGGTAGTGCTGGGAGGACACCAGCGTATTAAAGCAGCCAAAAAGCTAAAGCTAACGGAGGTTCCCACCATTCTGTACCATGACTTAACAGAGGAGCAGGAGGCTGATATAGTCCTCAGGGATAATATAAATAATGGGGAGTGGGATCCCGTTCTTTTAAATGAGGACTGGAAAGATAAAGTAGATTTCTCATTTATTGGTCTGGCTATTCCTGATTTCGGAGAGGATGATGGTAAGTCTAAAAAGAAAGCGAAAGCTGAGGATCCTGAGGATGATGATACAGCTGGAGAAGATGATGAGGATCCTGTGGATGATAAAGAGGACTTTTACAGATCCATGCTCACGGACTGCCTTTATGAGAGTAATAACGAGTTTGACATTCCTAACCTGCTCCTGGATAAACAAGCTGGGAAACTCCAGCTGCCATTTGCTCCCTGGGGAGCTGACAGCCGACTGAGAAAGGATGTAGCCACGTATCATTTCTACGTGGATGATTACCGCTTTGAGGCTATTTTCAAAGATCCTATTAAGGTGCTTACCAGCGGAGTAAAAGCCCTGGTAGAGCCTAACCTATCGGTATATGATACCACCCCTATAGCCTACGGACTGCAACAGATCTATAAGAAACGCTGGATAAGTCGTTATTTCCAGGAGTGCGGTATTCTGGTTTATGTTGATCTCAATGTATCCGTGAAATTCAAGGAATACAATAAGATGGGGATCCCGAAAGGTTATAATGCCTTTTTCACCCGTGGGTATGCTGACAGGGTAGAATATTTAAAGATAGAGCTGGAGGTAGCCATGGAGATCTCAGGTTTGCAAACGCCTAATTTGCTGGTTTATGGTGGAGGCGATGAGATCAGGAAATTCTGTACAGAGAATAGCCTGGTTTACATAGAGCAATTCATTAACGATAAAAAAGGTAAAAATGGCAAAAACAAGCGGAAGCAATAGTAAACCTCCTCAGAATGGAGGTTTGCCTGAAAATGACTCTAACTATAAGGGTAAAATCGGGAAACCTGAGTCTTTGGCTTCGATCAAAAACCCTAAGGTGTACAAAGCTGTTAAAGAAAGTATCTCACGCTTTCACTCAGTCCTGGGTGTAAGGCAAAAGGATATAAAGATAGCTACTCTGGATGCTGGAACTGGAGGGGTGCATATTTCCCAGGCAGGTAAATCTAAGCAGGTTATCCTGAATAAGCAGGTATTCAACGGAAAGAACACCACTACCCAGAGTGTAGCAGCGTGGGCTGAAAGTGGATACAAAAGTGGGCACCTGACTAAAACTAACAAACCAGTAGCTCACATTGTCACACATGAGCTGGCGCACGCTACCTGGAACTCAAATTTATCCTCTCCAAATGCTAAGGCAGCTGGTAAGAGTGTAAATTCACTCTATAAGAAGTGGAGAGCTGATAAAGGAAAGTCTGGATATGGCAAATACGCTTCTACGAATGTGAGCGAGTTCTGGGCTGAGGTTTGTACTAAGGCTGTTCATGGTAAATCGGATAAGTACACCAGTGCAGCCAAAGGGATTATCAAAAAGTATAAATTATAATGAGTATTGACGCATAAAACATACAGTTATGGATAAAATAGCATTGAATGATAAGCAAAAGGATGTTATCCAAAAGTATAAGGATGGCAGATATAGCCCTTTTTTCTCTGGCGAAGATGAGCAGGCAGCTATGAACGAAGTTATAGACATGGCTAATGATCTGATGGATGAGCTGGAGGCTTACGATGAAGCGGGTGAGGATCTTATAGCGTGGTTCTGGGATAAGTACCAGGAGCAGGAAAAGCAATAATAATCTGAGCGAGGGATCAGGTAGGTTTTCCTATCTGATTTTCTTTGCTTTTCAAGTGTGTATCACCTACACATTAAACAACGAAAAAACAACGGATGGCACTCTTTGAAAAAGGAAATAAACAAGGTAACAGGTTCACCAGTGATAACCAGCCTAAGAAAAATGGCAGGAAGCCCTCACTATATAAACAACTCAGAGAACTCACTGGTAAAAAGGTGGGGTTTGAGCTGGGAAAAGAGGACTATTACGAGGTGATCCGTTTCCTCATGGAGCGTACACCTGGTGAACTACAGAAGATCCTGGATAATGCAAAGGATATTGAAAATGGCACTACTCCGATCTGGGTACTGAATATTGTTTCTGCTATAAATTCTGATATACGCTATGGGAGAACTTATACCATTGATATGATCTTTGATAGGATCTTTGGTAAATCCACCCAGCCGATAGAGGGAGATATAAATACAAACCTATCAGGATCTCTTTCTCCTGATCTCTCCGCTTTGACTACTGAGGAACTATTAGAGTATAACAAGCTGCTGGAAAAGATCAATGGCAAAAAATAAAAACATACAGATACCTATGGCTCTTTCGGTCAAAATAGAACTGTTCAAACGGGGCTGTTTTGACTTCATTACGGTTAAGGATGGTAAGAAGCATGAGAAGCAGGAAAAGGCTCTCCAGATCCTTACTGATACCGAACACGTGGAGCTGCTGTATGGTGGAGCTGCTGGTGGTGCTAAGTCCTGGACTGGTGCTGCCTGGCTTCTTTTTATGTGTTTATGTTATCCTGGATCCAAATGGTTTATCGGACGTGCTGAGCTAAAGCGTATCACCCAGTCCACTCTTATCACCTTTTACAAGGTCTGTAACCAGTACGGTGTGGATGATACCCTATATAAGTACAATGGGCAATATAACTACATTGAGTTTTATAACGGCTCACGTATCGACTTGCTGGATCTTCAATATAAACCAGGTGATCCTCTCTATGAAAGGTATGGATCCATAGAGTACACTGGTGGATGGATCGAGGAGGGAGGTGAGGTAAACTTTGGAGCCTATGATACCTTAAAAACCCGTATTGGTAGACATTTGAACGCAGAGCTGGGGCTGAGGCGTAAGCTCTTTATCACCTGTAACCCTAAAAAGAACTGGATGTATGAGACATTCTACAAACCAGCTAAAAAGGGTGATCTTGCTGATTATATGTATTACCTGGCTTGTTTGGTTCAGGAAAACCCGTTTATAGATCCTGACTATATAGAGGGATTGAGAACCACAAAGGATAAGGTAAAAAAAGAGCGTTTGCTAAAAGGTAACTGGGAGTATGATGATAATCCTAATGCGCTTTGCTCTCACGATGCTATCACTGCTATTTTTGGCAATCTCCTGGCTCTTGTTACTGATACTTTCTACCTGACAGCAGATATAGCCCGTTTTGGCTCTGACTATGCCCGTATTGGTGTATGGAAAGGGTATAAGCTGGTAGATCTGAAATGTTTCCCTATTAGTAAAACTACAGAGATCCAAACGTGTATAATCCATTTCCAGAAGAAATACAGGATACCTAAATGGCGGTGTATAGCTGATGAGGATGGTGTAGGCGGTGGTGTAGTGGATAATTGCGATATACAAGGTTTTACCAATAACAGCAGGGCTTTCAATGATGAGAACTACCAGAACTTACAAACTCAGTGCGCCTATAAGCTGGCTGAGCACATTAACGCCTCTGAGTTGGGCGTGGATCCTGATCTGGTTAGCCCGGCTGATATGGAGCAGATCACTCTGGAACTGGAGCAGCTACAGACCTGGAAAGTTGATGATGAGGGTAAGTTAAAGATAAAGCCTAAGGAAGAAATAAAGCAGGATATAGGATGCTCTCCAGACTGGAGGGATATGTTCCTGATGAGGTGCTGGTTTGACTATAACGAGTATGATATACCCGATGATATAGAAAATAGATTGAGTGGTTTAATGAGCTAAAATTTAGAGATATGGGATTATTTAACGTAGTAACAAATGAGGTAAAAGCTGCTGTAGGCTATCAGCAGGATTTCGCCCAGCTTCTGGCTTCAAAAGATGTAACCAGGGCTATTAACTTTATGTACGATCATTCTATAGCTGCTACCCAGAATTTGCTGGAGTACAATGTAGAGAGTCACAAGATTATGAAACGCCAGGATAAGCCGATTTATGATAAAAAAGGCAATTTCCTGAGGTTTCAAAAGCGGTGGAAAATTCCTATTCCCTACCAGGTGTTCATTAATGAAATTGCACTGGTGTTTCTGTATGGCAGACCTGTTAAGTGGTTGCAAGAAACGGAGGGAACGGATGAGGCATTTGAGAACTACAGGAACTTTCTAAAAGAGATCCGTTTCGATGCCCATGTAAGGGAGGCTAAACGTGCTGCTGGTGCTGAGGGTACGGCTGCTATTTTGTGGCATACGTATAGGGATAACGATGGAAAGCCCAAATGTTTGCTGAATATTCTTTGCAAAAAGAATAATGATGAGATCTTTACTATCAAAGATCAGTACAAGCGTTTGAAAGCGTTTGCCTGGGGGTATTCTCTTACTGAGGCAGGATCTAAAACCGTATATCACCTGGATATTTACACGTCTGATACTATTTATAGGTGTAAGCGTGCCAGTGTCGGATGGGAGGTGCTGGTTATGCAGAACCCTGTAGGAAAGATCCCAGTTATCTTATTTGAGCAGGAGCCTGAACATGATGGAGTACAGCCAATGATTGAACGTACTGAGTCTATGGAGTCCACGGATGCAGATGTTAATGATCGCTTTGCTAATCCCGCAATGGTTGCAACCGCTGAGATCCTGAATAGCTTACCTAAGTCTGAGGAAGATGCAAAGCTGTATATTCTGAAAAATGGTGGAGAGGTGAAATACTTAACCTGGGATGAAGCGTCTGAGAGCAAAAAGAATGAGTACGAGCGTCTGGATAAGCATATCCTTTCAAAATCTTTCACTCCTAATATTGATTTTGACAACATGAAAAGCCTGGGCAACCTATCGGCAAAGGCTATCAGGAAAGTAATGCTTTTGGCTATAATCAAAGCGGACAAACGTAAGGAAACGCACGATGGATACATGAACAGGGTTTCTAACCTGGCTCTGGCTATTCTGGGCAATGTAATGGACTACCCCAATAAGGCTAAGTATGAAGCTCTGAAAGTTGGGCATGAGTTCCAGGAGCCTTTTGGAGAGGATGTTTCTGAGTTGTTAGCCGATATTTCCAAACAGTATAATGATGGTGCCCTGAGCCAGCAGACCTATGTAGAAATGAGTTACCTGGTGAAGAATGCAAAACTGGAAATGGAACGTATCAAGCAGGAACAGGCTGAGGCTATGGAGAAACAAATGGCACTTAATAAAATGGATGTTTTTGGGGAGGCTGAATAATGGAGGCAAAATTTAAAGTAGGTGATATTGTGCGTATCGTATCCAATGAGGTACAACCTGAATACGTGGGTAGAATAGGTAGGATCAGTAAAGTTTATCCAGCGTATAATGAAAAGGCAGGAGAGAGCTTTGTGTTCCGTGTAAATGTGGGTGGTAAATTGCTTAAAGGTGTAGCCAGCGATAATGATTTATCATTGATAACGGAGGGAGGTAATGATGGCAAAGTTTGAGAAGTTGGCAGGGACAAAGGGGCAATATTCTTTCTGGTGCCCAGGGTGCCAGTGTGCTCACCATGTTTGGACTAAAAACGAGGGATACCCTCACCCTGTTTGGGGATTTAATGGAGACACTGAAAAGCCAACAATTACACCCTCTATCAAAGTGGAATATCCTACAGAGGATCAGGTGGAGATCTGCCACTCTTTTATCAGGGATGGTAGGATAGAATACCTTTCAGACTGTACTCACAGCCTGGCAGGTAAGACTGTAGATATGTTGGATATAAACGAGGTGTGAGTATGGCAAAGAAAGGAACAGATCCAAAGCCTAAGACGTGCCGATGTGAGGACTGCATTCATAGTAGCAATCCTCACGATTTCATGGTGTTTTGTGAAGTGATCGGCTTTTGTCGGGCTATCGGGATCCGAGCCTATTGTGTTCACTATAAAGCTAAAAAGTAATGGCTAAGTACGTCAATTCTACAAAGCTCCAAAAGGAACTATTCAAGCGTACAGAGGGATATTCTTCCAGTGTGCGTAATGTTTATATAGAGGTTCTTTCACGGTTGATTAACCTGGTGAAAGGTACAGAGCTGGAGGATGGAAAACCTTTCTCCTTTTCTGATTATGGCTATGGTGATGAGGCTACAACTATATTCAGGGAGCTATACAGCCGTGTGTACCAGGAGATCCGTGGGGATGTAGAAAAGGAATGGATGTTATCCAATACCAATAATGACGAACTTGTAAAAAGCATATTCGGTGCCAAAGCTATAGAGGATAACCATTTTGCCCGTTTCTTCCAGCATAATAAGGAGGCTATGAATGCTTTCTTTTCCCGTAAGACTGGAGAGGAGGGGCTAAGCCTTTCTCAAAAGGTTTGGAAATATACAGGGCAATATAGGGATGAGTTAGAAAACGCTTTGGATCTGGCTATAGGTGAGGGCACTCCTGCCAACAAACTTGCATCTAAGATCCAGAAGTATCTCCAGGAACCTGATAAGTTCTACAGACGTTTCAGGGTAAAGACTGGTGAGGATGAAGATGGAAACCCTGTATATGGTAGGATCTGGAAACGTAGGGTTTACGATAAAGAGAGTGATGGCTACAAGTGGGTGGATGATAACCCTAAAAAATATCATCCAGGCAGAGGAGTGTATAGATCCTCATATCGAAACGCCCAGCGTCTGGCACGTACTGAGACAAATATAGCCTATCGTACCGCTGATTATGAACGCTGGCAGCATCTGGATTTTGTTGTAGGTATTGAGATCAAACTGAGCAATAATCACCCTACTGCTGATATATGCGATGATCTGAAAGGGATCTATCCTAAAACGTTCCAGTGGAAAGGCTGGCACCCTAACTGTAGGTGTTATATGGTGCCTGTCCTGGCTACAGAGAAAGAAATGGACGAAATGATAGATAAGATACTATCTGAGGATGTGGTGGATCCTATGGAAAGCTCTGAGGCAGTACAGGAGTATCCCCAGGAATTTCAGACCTGGGTAAAGGATAATGAGAAGCGTATGGAGGCAGCTAAAGCGAAAGGTACACTCCCATACTTCATAAAGGATAATAAAACGGCTGTAGAGGATATTCTAAACCCTCTCACGCCCGAACAAAAGCACCATAAGGAATTAGTGTCAAAATATGGTGAGGAGAGCGTACAGCAGCTATATAACGCTTTCGATTCTTTCAAAGAAAAGATCTCTACTGGTGATCTGGCTTTTCAGATTAAAAAGCTCACTTTTGAAAAGAACTGGGTAGCTGAAAAGAATAAGTTTCCAACCTCTCCAGAAATGGTAAAGCTACTGGAGAAAGAGCTGATTTCTGTTCAGGGTAAATATGACTTGCAGCAGGTGGTAGAAGCAGCCCAGCCTATTCTGGGGTATAAGAGTAAGAGCAAACCGCTAAACTCTATCCTGGATCAACTAAACAATGCTATAGCGAATGGATCCACTAAGGAGATCCAGGAACTTACTGCCCAGGCTACAACAAAGATACATGATATTGAAAAGGCACGCCTGGCGAAACTGGCTAAAACTGCTGGTGGGGATGGCTCTACTCTGGATCTATACGCTACTGCTGAGGAGAAACTGGAAATAGCACGCTTACAGGATCTGTATGATAAGGCTATGGCTCAATATGGTAGCCAGTGGAATTATAACGTAAATGGACGCTACAAGGAACTGGCAGAGTATAAGAAAGAGCTTTCCCTAAAGTATGTATCTAAGCAGGGGAAACTGGTAAAACTGAATGGAGAGACTGAGGATCTGGCAAAGAAAGCCCTGGAGGAATATGTAAACGCTCCTATGAATAGTAGTGCCAGCAGCTCAGTGGGTGGACGCTGGCAGCTACAAAGTAGCGAGAGGTATAAGATAGCTGAATATTCAAAGCTAACAGGGATCTCAGAGGATGATCTGGGGCTAATCAATCGCTACACATACGGATCCAAATGGTGTAATAATTATGGCTATGGCGTTGTGGATCCATATTTTGGAAAGGTTCAAGATTATGGAGGGCTTTGCCAAAAATATTATCCAGCTCATAACGCTGCCCTGGAGAAAATGCCACGGTATAATGGTACAGTGTTCTCTGGTATCAGCTTTGACACTATGATGCTGGATAAGTATGTGAGTGAAATGAAAAGCTGCCTGGCTACTGGTAAGCCGTTTGTGAACAAAGCGTTTATGTCCTCTACTACCAATATAGAGCGAACTACTATCTTTGGTGACAATGTTATGCTGGTTATAAAAAGTAAGAAAGGTGTGGACGTGAAAGCGATCTCCCACTATGCAAGTGAGGATGAAATAGTTTTTCGGGCTGGATCCAATTTTAAGGTTTTGAGTGTGTACCAGGAAACCACCCAAAAATACGGCTTTGGCAAAGGCTGGGTTATTGAGTTGGAGGAGGTATAAAAAAAGGTGCTCACATGAACACCTTTTGAATGAGTCCTTATTTTGCTTTAGAGATTAAAATGTATATGAATGGTAGTATAGCTATGATTATTGCTAATACAATATTGTCATACTTCACACCTATAAAGACACCTCCAGCAAAACAAACAATAATACTTAGGCATCCAAATAAAGCTCCCTTTGTGCTCGTTTCTTCTATCTGTTCTGGGGGTACATCAAATATTCCCTGTTGGGGATGAGTTTCTTTGTATTCTTGTTTTCTGGACTTCCTATTACTTGCTTTGTTCCCGCTTATTTTCTCACGTGCATAAATACCCGTACCAGGAATGCCAGCATTCCCATATATTCCGTCCTTTCCGATATTCACACTACCACCCTTACCTCCAATAGTAGTACTGGCTCCACTTTTGCTAAAGTTAATGGTAACTCCAGGGAGTATTTTTACTCTTTTCCTAAATCGGATCCCCATACTATTGTTTTTTGAAGATATAGGGAAGTGATAATCCCGACTGATATAGCTTAAATTCGGTTTCACTATCAATAAATAGGGTGTAATTGTGGTACATTTCTTTGTCTGATTTCCTGTATAGAGTCAAAGCTGAGGCATCATAAGCAACCTTATAGTAACATTCAACATTCTCGTATTTATTAACTACATACTGTTTGTAGACACATTCCCCATGTGCTTCTCCCATATACTTAGAACCGTCCATGTAATCATCTACACGTAACTCTATAGGTTCAGGGTATTGTGTACTGAATACTATTTGATCTGGCTCTGGTAGAATGTCATTGCCACTTAAATTAGAATACTGATAATCGGCAAATGTACCATTGAAAACAGATAAGGCTTTTTGTTGCTTTTCTGAATAAGCAGGGGCATCATCATCTTTGCTACATCCTGTTATCAAAGCTACCAGGCAAAGCATTAAGAAAGTTCTCATAAGCGTGTATTTTACAGGTTAATACTAAGTACCAGCCACTGTATATACACGCAAAAGCGTGGGATTACTCCGAGGATTAAGAGGTACGACCAAGCACCCACAGCCCATACAAGAGTAATGCCCACGCAAAGCGCAGGCATTAGCAAATTGTCTGAGGGCTGTTTTTGAAATTTGGTCGTTTTCTTAATCCCTACAACAATAGCCAATGCTATTTAGTTATAATAAAATTCTACTGCAAATATAGTACTTTCTTTGTTATAAAAATAGTCCGTTTATGTTATTTGTTTTATGATGAGGCGTGTATATAAAGAGAAAGGGAGGCTATTACACCTCCCTTTTCCCCGTTTCAAATGATTTCTCCCAGTTTGTTTTATCTCCCTCTGGATTGGGTGATTTACCTGGTAAATGATCCTGTATGAGTCCATCTTTCCAGGATCGGTAAGCCTCCGATAGAGAGACTGTAGTATTACTGGCATCCAGGTAGTCAAAATGAAAATCTCTTTCATACTGCCAGAAAGTAGCTGCCAGCGGTCGCTCTTTGTCGTACAAATAGGGGTTAAAATCCTCACCTTTGTACCATCGGTAATTTGAATAATCCTCTGTAATTCCAGAGAAAAATCCGTCTTTGTTCCAGTTATTATTTGCCATATTATCGCTATTTGCATCTTGCATATATTGTCTTTTTGTAATAATCAGGTATTGAGTTTATAAATTGCCTGAGTATAAGAAACATATCATCAGGCAGTCTTTCTATAGCAGATGTGGTAATATTTTCATTTATCGGATAATATGATTCTGCTATGGATCCAGCTATAGCACCGATAGTATCACTATCTCCACCTATGGATATAGCCAGCCTGATCGTTTCCTCAAAATCCTTTGCCTCCAGGAAACAACTGATAGCCTGGGGAACAGTTCCCTGGCAAGTCTCATTAAAAGTATTTGTTTCCCTGATATGATCCACTGGTGGGATCTCATAACCAAACGAATTTTTGACACAACGCTTTACAGCATCCTTATCTATTTTTCCTGTCCTGAGGTGGTATATCAGATCTGCAACACACTGGGCACCTTTTATGCCCTCTGGATGATTGTGGCTTACTGCTGCTGATAGCTCAGCCTGCTCTAAAACTTCCTGGTAGCTATCAAATGCCCATCCTATAGGGCTAACTCTCATGGCTGAACCATTACCGAAACTGTTATAAGGTTGCGGATCTGCTGAGTGGATCCAGTTGGCAAAAGATCCTCCATAAGCTCCTTTAGGGTTTGGGTACTTTCGGCACCATTCCAGGAGGCTATCTTTGTAGCTTTTCCCGTTTAGGATCGCATCCGCTATAGCCACGGTACAAATAGTATCATCCGTGTACGTACTCTCATCTGTAAACAGCTCAAAATTCATGCTGTTTGTATTATTGAACTCAAAGCGGGATCCTACTATATCCCCTATTATTGCACCTAACATATTACTCTCCTTTCTTTAAATTGTTTCCACCTCTGTATGTTGCTTTTCTCCTGAGGACTCCAGAGCGAATAATACAGAGGCGGTTTTCATAATCCGCTTTCTCCAGATCCACGTTCCAAAGGCTTTCTTTTTTAATACCTATCACCTCCTCAGGCAGCTCATCATAAATAGCTGCTTTGGATCCGTAATAGTAGTGCCTTTTATCCCTGTAGGGTTCTTTTAGCTCTACATGGACTACTTTAAACTGCTGTTTCATTCTGAGGCTTTAAAATTATATATCGGTTTAATGGTATCAATAATATCAACCGTATCAGTAATGGCAGATCTGATTTCCTCTATAGATTTATATGCTTGTGGGGCTTCGTCTATAGTAGCCGTACTTACAGATGTGGTGAAAATGCCATTCATTGAGTTTACAAACTCATCCATTGAAAGCATTTCTTTTGCCTTACTTCTGCTCATAAGCCTGCCAGCTCCATGAGGTGCTGAGTAGTTCCAATCTTCATTACCCTTTCCTATGCAAATGAGCGATCCATCACGCATATTGATAGGAATAAGTAACTTTTCTCCAAGCTCAGCACTTACAGCACCTTTTCTGAGGATCATACGTTTAAAATCAATGTAGTTGTGTATGGTTTCAAATCTGCTTTCTTCCTGGAACCCCATTTCTTTAATGATAATAGCTGCCATTGTTTTACGGTTCAGCATCGCAAACCGTTGAACAATCTCCATATCATTCAGGTAAGACTTAAAATTATCACCAGACAAGTGAGCCAGTTCTTTATCCGCTATTGGCTTTTTCAGTCTCTTTATTTCGCTCTCAATATCTTTCATCCTCCCCTCTGCCTTTAATCTGGTGATAAGATCCTCTCTTATCTTTTTCATTTCGTTAGCTCCCTGAAAAGCCAGATCCTGATAGTATTTGCAAACATCACCTCCCAGCTTCCTGCTGCCAGAATGGATAACAAGGTAATACTTATTATTTCTCTCTGAGTAATCAACTTCAATAAAATGGTTTCCACCGCCAAGAGATCCAATAGAAAGCAAAGCTCTCTCCAGATCGACCTTTTTTGCACATATCAGCTTTTCAAAGTCAAAAGTAGCTTTTTGTTGTTGGTGAACATTAAAACCGTTAGGTATTTTTGTTCGTATTACACCATCCAGCTTTTCACAGTCTATATATTTATCCTTTAGCTCAATGGTAAGCATACCACAGCCTATATCAACCCCGACTAAGTTAGGGGTTACTTTATCCGTTATAGTCATGGTTGTACCAACAGTACAGCCTTTGCCAGCGTGAGAGTCTGGCATTATCCTAATAATTGAATTTTGGTAGGCTTCATAGTTGGCAAGTCTTTTAACCTGATCGTAAGCCTCGTATTCAAATGTTTCAGCAAAGATCTTTACCTCTTTACCTGAATCTGTTCTAATCGTTTTCATATCAAAACGGGTTTATTAAACACAAATATAGTTTATTATATTACATAAAACAAATAAATAGCCTCATTTCTTATTCCGTTTACCAAGTAAAGTAACGTGCCTCTTTAATTCGGATCTTAAATACTTGTTATCTGCCCTTAGCTCTTTGATAATGGCATTTCTTTTCTCCAGCTCCTGATTATACTGTTCACGCTCAAACTGGGCAAATGTTAGCTCCTCTCCAGCGGAACAGGTGCAATCCCTAATATCATCACTCATCACAACCGCCCAGCATCCAGGGATCAGCACCTTACCAGCTATCTTATCGTAAACGTAATGGCATTTCATTAGAATGGCATTGTTTCTTTGAAAATCTGGAGCTTTCCTATCAATAGATAGAAATCTCCATTTGAGTGCGTGAATTTAAAACCAGGCTTTCTATTTCGATAATAGGAGAGGTTATAGATCCTCCCTAACTTTGGGTTTGTTTCGATCTCAAAGTAAAAACCAGTTTTATCTTTATTGAATGTCCGTTTCATCTTCACCTGGTTTATAAGTATTGAGTTTCAAACTTACCTTTTACGATCAGCCCATGATTGAGCAGTCCAACGAAATAAAAATCTTTATCCTCTATTCCCAGGGAACTTTTAACTTTCTCCCTGGCATCTTCTGTAGATAGTCCTGGCATCATGGCTAAAGACTGATCTGCTGTGATCCGAAATATGAATATCATTGCTACCTCCTTTCAAATAGATTATAATCTCTCCTAATAAATTGCTCAGGAAGTTTATCACGATCCAGTTTGAGTAGGGTAATGAGTGTATCTTTCAGGTAGAACTTTTGCCCAGTGTCACCCTTTAGCATTTCAAAGAAACACTCTGCATCGCTTCTTTCCTGAGCATTGTATTTCTTACCTGACATAAGCCCGATCTTATACAGATCACAAGCTCCATGAGAAAGACTAATCATAGAATAGGCAGAAACAAAGTCTACTACAGGCTCAATGCTTGCAAAGGTTCTGTATCCCAGTTTATGCAGTCTAATCATAGCACTTATTCTATCCATATTCGGGGAGGCGTTTATCTCCAGTTCGTCATGCCCAGTAAGAGTAAAGCCGAAAGCTACCTTATCTTTCAGGGGAAAATTTTCCAGGGAAAGATCAAATATATCAGCTCTCTTTGTGAGTATCTTTACAGGGATCCCTGAGGATGTTGCATAAATTACGGATGCCCAGGTTAGATCTTTGGTTTCTTTCAGCATTGGATCAGTAGTAAACGAGAAAAGCAGCCCGTGTTCCCTCAGATCCTCCTCATTTTTATCTACCTCATTGCAGAAAACATCCAGAGCGTGCTCTACATTTTTAAAGCATTTTTTCAGCTGAGGCTTAGCACTCCATACGCTACCCAGGACTCCCTTTCTACAGTAGCAGTATTCACATTCATTTGAACAGCCCGTAAAGTAATTACAAGCCCACTGGCTATATTCTCCAGCTTTGCCAGACGGGTTATATATAGCTTTCCCGTTAAATCGTTTTTCGCTCATATTTAATTTATAATCAGTTAAGCATAAGTAATCACATAAGGAATAGTATCACTAATCTCCGCTAATTTGTTCCCGTTTCTGTCTTTCACTATGAAGTTTCCAGGAAAATACATACCAGCAGCATCTTCACAACCAGGAGTACGCTCTATGCTGGCAATTATCCTTGTACCATCTTTTTGCCCACACCCTACCTGATAGGTAGTTGTCATACCGCTTAGTATGATCGTTATTGCTCTAATTTTATCCATGATCTTTTATATTTTGTTTTTTTAGTTCATCTTTAGACCAGATCGGGGTATAGTCTTTCAGGCAATCCTGAAAACAGTAGGTAGCATCCGATCTGGGATTAGGTATATACCTGGGTGTATCATCCCTGGATAACTCAGTAGGATGCTTCCAGAACAAACACCCAGCACTTGTAAGGAAAGCAATGGGATAAATAGGCTCAATGCTCCTAACGCTCAAATTCGGGATAGGAAAAGCTACATTATAATCCTGCCCATCTTTTCCATAATCATATAGGTAGCACCAGTTTCTTTCTATTTCCACCCTACCAGTAGCCTTTTTGGTGTACCCCATACTGTTTGTATAGGTTATCTCTACATACTGGTGATTAAAGGCTATTGCCTGTAGCACCGAAAACACTTTCTCTATTATCATATTCACCTCCTTAAAATAAATTTAGTTGAACTCCCTGGCTGGTTTGCAGTGTCTTTTCATACACTGGGCACTTATCCCGATAACTACAGGATCCTGCTTTTGCTTCATTGAAACGGGTAGCCCATAGCTCTGAGAACTGTTCAGTATCCAACTGGTTAGCTTCCTTTTCCTGAGTGAGAAAGCTAACCAATTTCATGCAGAAAAAGCCACTCTCTTTACCTCCATCTTCAAAGGTGTGTATGCTATCTCCTTTCATAGATCAAATAGTTTAGCAATCATGGGCTTATCAGTAAAGCCAAAACGGGTACCAGAGCAAAACTTCTTTTCAAGTCCGAAATAGAGTTTATCACCACAACACGCTTTACCGTAAAGAGATATTTGCTTAATCTGTTTATCAGTGATAGGAACTAAAGGTTTCATGTAATGACTTTGAAAATACCCATCATACAGGATCCAATCACCGTGTATTTTTACCCAGCCATTTTCACCCAGCCAACTATCTGGGTTTTTAGTAACATCTGTATCTCCATCTTTCAATGGTATTATGTGAGCAGCTACCAGGGCATCCGCTATCTGATTATGAAGCATATTAGCTATATCTCCATTGAGTGCATAATAATCACCATCTGGAGATAGCCAGCCAGCAGACCAGCCTTTAGTTATATCTACAGGCTTTATACCATTATCTAATGTTTCTTTTATCTTCACTTCGTTTTTAATGAAGTTATCCACCATTCTCATCTGGATAGTGTTTTTGCGAATAAATTGCTCTACCTCGCTATCTCCATACATTAACTCCATAAGGCGGGTATTTAGCCCTCTAACATCAACGGGCAAATGAGTATATCCATCTGGTATATATCCAGGATATGCTTTGTTTAACCATTCGATAACAGAAAGCGTTTTGAAGCAATCCCCGAAAAAGTTCTTTATGCCTACTACAGTGAATTTGATATTACTTACCATATCATCATCTAACTCTATGAGATTTTCTGCGTCACCATCATAGAAATACTTTACCAGGTGATCGTACTTAACAGTAAAGTCAAACCGACCACTATTTTTTATTATAGCTTTCCTGAATTGTAGTATTGCGCTGTCCCATTCTCTTGCAATTCGTTTCATTTTAAGGAGTTCGTTTTCTGCCCATTCCTCAATATCCAGCATTGGAAATTCGTTTTTCATTTCTGGAGTGTACTGGATAGCGTTGAGAGAAACTTTATCCTTACTGGTTACAAGGATCAGTTTACCAATCAAAATATCTAACGCTATTTCGGTTGGGCACCCTATCAAACTATCTTTGATAGCTTTTAGAGCTTTATCTGGGTTAAGGGAATACATAAGATGCTCTCTGGCAATACTGACAATTAGCTGCCCAGCACCCTCTCCCAAAGTAAAATGCACTTTCTTAGTTTCCATTATATTCAAAATTAAATTCAAGTTGTACAGGTTTATTATAGCAGATCGGGCAAAGCCTTTGCTCATTGGTGGTATTCCAGGCACTTCCATTCAGGGATGAATTGCATTTTACATATCCAGCCTGAACTATGTGCCTGGTGTGGTTTATAATAACCTCCCCATTATCACAAACGTTTCGCCCGTCCACTATTCGATATTGCATTTTGAGTGTGCTGTTATCGCTTATCCTGGCTTTCATTCCAACGTCTTGCCATTTCTTCACCCAACTTAACAGCATCCTCAAATGTGGCTTTAAAATCCACATAGAGATCTTTAGAATGGAGTTGGATCTTAGCTATTGGAAAATTCCAATTATTTCCAGGCTCTTTTATGCAAAGCTCCACACGTCCATGTTTATCACTGGGCACACATAGCATTTCTACTCTCTGAGTATCAAAGCTACCCTCTACAAAATCAAATTTTGGTGTTATTATCATTGCTATAAGTTGAATACTCGTTTATATAATTCAAAGTGTCTTTCTTCAAAGGGAATATCCTCAGTATGCCTAACAGCTCTTTGTAGCCATTCCCGATAACATTTAGGGCAATACCAGAGATTAAGCACAGCTATGTAATAGCCATTCGTATCTGAATCTCCACAGTAATCACAGATACCTACAGATCCGTATTCTGCCAGCTTTTCTATGATCTCAATTCTGGGTACTTCGATAACCTTAAAGCTCTTACTGTTTTCTACTATCTTTGCCATAACTCAATCTATTGCCTCTGGAATGTTATTATAATCCTCTGGATTGGCTGGGTGTTCTGTTACCCAGCCAATCCCTACCCAGTGCTTTACTTGCTTCTCGTGGATAACACGATAGCCAGAGTTTATAACTTCCAGTGGTGGGTTTACACTCATTTTTATTGCGCTCAGATCTGATACTTTTACCTTCATTTCTTAGCCTCCTTTCTTGCTTTGTGAACTCCATTAGTATAGTTACGCTCTACCTTTCGGAGATCGTTATACTTTGCCTGAGCTGACGTTTCTAAGACACGTGGAGCATTACCCACCCATTCAGCATTAACACCACTTTCGGCTAACGCTTGTTTTATTGCATCTTTTAAAATTCCCATATCAATAACTGTTATTGGTTAATACAAATTTGTACAGGTATAAGCAACTCTGTAGTACAACCGTTTGGAAAACATTCTTTTACGGCTTCTTTTATCTCTTTGGAGTTTGGGACACTGTTACGTTTCCCAAACTCAATTTTACCCAGACGCTTACCGTCTTTCAGAACTATATAGGTATATTCGTACATAGCTATCCCTCCTTTTCGTTTGTTGAGTAAATAAGCCGTATCACCTCCAGCGTGTCCGCACGTACAATAGCGATACGTTTGTAATATTTCTCACAAGCTACTTTGAAACCACCACACCAGGCTGTTTTATTTTCGTATCCCTTAATAATTTCCTGCTCAGCTTTCTCCAGGTCAAACACGGGGTAAGCCATTCCGATACGGATCTGATCCTCTGTATCGTGCTGTAAAACTCTTATGTTAATTAAATCACTCATGTTGCTTATTTTAAGATGCTGATTTTTGCTGCTATAAAAGGGATCTCAATCCAAACAGAAAATCTGTAACCAAGATCTATTTTCTGAATATGCCAAGGGAATAGCTTTTTGATAAAAGGCGTTCCGCTTGTTTGATCCACGAACGGTAGGTTCCTGTAAAATTCAACTGACTTTATCTTTTTCATACTTCGTGCATTGTGGAGAGCTTTCGCCCTCCTGGTTGTTTACTTATTGTTAGATTGTTACAAACTTTTCATTCCATTGTATTTCATTGCCACAGTTCTTTTTGAGGAAACGAAATACAGCTTTGCCTTTTCTTACTCCATCAACTAACCGAGTGTAACGTATTTCAAAACTTCCGTTTTTCAGAGGAGTACCATCTTCGCTCTCTGTAAGGTCTTTCTTTCTAAATTCTACACCATGACTTTTCCAGTCCTCTTTTTCGTTTAGGGCTTTAAAGTCAATCCAGCATCTTATTGCTAATTCTTCGTTTGCTTTTAATACCGATGTTTTCATAATCCGAAATTATTAGTGTTGCATTACTATTTTTGTACTTTGTATATCTCAACTCCAGGCACAACTTTCTCTACTCTGTTACGCATGAAGTCGGTAATAATATCTTTGTGGCTCCACTCTTTGGAATAAGACATTGTATCCTGGTAGCCATCACAGGTTACGATTCCATTGCTGGTTATAGACAAACTAAAATAGATAGCCATTTCAGCTAAATTGTAGCACTTAAAATGCTTGTTCCCTTTTATTAGAATATAATTCACATCCATATCTCATATATTTTAAACGTTATCAATATTATCACGTTGCAAATATAGGATATATATCCATAATGGCAAAGCATTTGGATATATTTCTGGATATATTTTTTTAATTTGCTGTAAAATAAGGCAGTTTTCTGAGTATATTCTGGTGCTTTTTATGGTAAAAGTGGCTTTTGTAGCAAAAATATATCCATTTCGATTTGGATATATTTCACTGCAAAACTGGATATATTTCTGCTAAGTGGAGAAAATCTTCTATTTCTTTTAAAAATATTTTTGAGTGTGTAGTTGATACGCATTTATTTGTTGTACGTGTTATAACAAATAAAACGCCTCAAATTATTCACCTGGTGCATATAAAATACTGATAATCTGTAGATTTTCGCAAATAAAAAAGTGTGTAGCTGATACACACTTATGGAAAATAATTTCTATTTTTGCGCATAAACCAAAAATTATAGGCAATGAATAAAAAGCTCTTTGTAAAGGTGAAAGACTTGTGTAAAGACACAGGTCTATCAGAGAAGTACCTTACTACGATAACCGAAAAAATGGGTGGCAGTATTGAGGATGATTCTACTGATGATGAGGCAATAGGTAACATGGCAAATCAGATAGCGGACATTGCGAAAGAAACGCAGGGAGAGGCTACCAGATGGGCTAACAGTAAGAAAGATGATAAAGGCTCAAAGGGTTCTAAATCCAACGAAAAGGAGGAGGAAACCGATAAAGGCAAAAAGTCTAATGAGGATCCTGAAAATGAACGCTTGAAAGCACTGGAGGATGAGCTGGCAACCCTAAAGGGGAATAAGGCACAAGAGGATCGTGCAGCAGCTGTAAAAGCAGCTCAGGCAAAGCACAAAATTCCCGATTGGAGAATGGAGGGGCTTGTAGTTCCTGATGGTAAGGATCCAGATGAGTATCTGGCTGGTATTAAACAGACACTTATCACTCAAAACCTTATGCCAGCCGATGCGGAGGGAGCCAAAGCAGCAAATGATAAAGCTACTGACGAGTTAGCGGATTCATTGCTGGAGTCAATCACAGTTAAATAATTAAAGGACAATGAAAACGAAAAAATTTCATTTTGGAGGGGAGAAACCTATTTTCACAGGTTCCCCGTCTATCGTACCTGGCGGTTTTAATCTCGATGTGGAGGCTCAAAACTTCATTATCGGATCTGAAATTTCACCTGGTACATTGGCTCTTTTCAATGAGCAAACCAGAAAGGTGAAAATCATTAAGACAGCCAAAGTCAAAAAGGTAGAGAGTGACAATAAAACTATTTACCTGGTAGCCAATGATACAGTAGTACCGTGTTTTGCTCCTGGTGATAGTGTACTGAAAACAGTTACTGGAACTTTCGCAGCAGCTCCTACCATTTCAAAAGTGGAACGGAAGAATAACGGTGATTACATTGTAACTCTATCAGCTGCTATCTCTGGGCTGGCTACTGGTGACACTATCCAGCAGGTAGTAAAGGACGGATCTAACAATGCTGCTCTGATCGGTGATGCTAACTGTATCACGTTTGACCGTATCGAAGTTAAGGAGGATGAAACTCCTGTTGATGTGTGTGCTGATACAATGCAATACGCAATGTATGAAAGACGGGTGAACCCGATCCCAGCCTCTCAGAAAGATGCCACTGGCAGCTATCTGAAAGCGAACCCACATATCAGACTTTCACAATCATTCTAAAAAAGGAGGTTTGAATTATGAGATCAATTTATTCAACGTTTACAGGCTTACATAACGTAGAGGGTAAGCCTTTGGATTTCCTGGCAGCATGGAAAAAGACATTCGATAAAGCCAGCGAGAGAGAGGTTATCTTATTCCAAAAGATGTACTCTGATGAGTACCTGGAATATGAGGCTCCCCAGTTGTCTTTAACTGCTGAGGGGCTTATGGGAAAATATCATTTCCGAGTAATGGCTACAGTATTGGCTAACGAGTCCCCGACTCCGTTACGTAGATCTGATGGCTTTGATCTTTGGACTAAGGAAATTCCCCGTGTCGGTCATAAGTTCTTTATGAAAGTCTCTACCTATCGTAAGCTGCTGGAGGTTTATAAGTCTCCGTATCTGAAAGAACCTCAAAAGGTGAAACAGATTGAAAAGACTTTGAAAAACGATATGCAGAACTCTTACCTGGGTTGTAAGGATTACGTGGACTATGTTCTGCTTACTGCACTTTCTAACTGGGGTGTTTGCCGTTTCAAGCCAGAGCTTAATAACCCTGGTGGACGTGAGTTTGAGGTGGATTACATGATGGAGGATGCTAACAAATTGGTATCTGCCCTATTGTGGAGCAAAGCTAACTCTAAAGCTGGCAAACTGGATATTACGCTGCTTTTAACCCAGATCGTTACTCTGTTCAAGGCTAAGGGTATCACATTTAAAGAAATGATGATGGCACCTGAGCTTATTTCATTCATGCGAATGGATGAGGGGATCCGTACAGCCATTTTTGGTAATGATAAAAAGGCTAAGATTGCTAAGCTCACTGAGCTTAACGAATATTTGTCTGAGAATGAGCTGCCACCAGTAAAAGAGATCAGACGTTTGGTTGCTATTGAAAAGGATGGTGAGGCAGAGCCTAACGATCCCTGGAACCATAACATGATCGTGTTTATCCCCGAAAGCGAAAACGGTAAGCTGGGTGTAGTTCAGCCCTCTATTGAGGATAGCGAACTGATGGAAGAGGAGAACGTGGACTATATGGATGCAGGAAATGGTATCCGTATCTCTAAGTGGCGTACTGGTGACTCCACGGGACAGCAAACAGGAGAATATACCCAGGGTGCTGCTCGTTTGTTGCCGATCATTACGGAGATCAATGCTGTAGTAGCATTGCAGGTTCGTGGCTTTGAAGAAAAAGCCTCTCTGGTAGCTAATGCAGATGATAAGATGTTTAACGCTCTTGCTGTATATGAGGCAGCTGGTGAAGTTTTGGAGGGCTAATCTATGATGGAATTAAAAGCATTGAAATCTTTTCGGGATAAAACTAATCCCGAAAAGACTTACAAAGTAGGTGAGACTCTTGGCACTGATGATCTGGATCGGGTTAATGATCTTGTTTCCCGTGGTATTTGTGTTATTGTATCCGTTGGCGAAAAGAAGCAATCAGCTAATACTGATGGATCGGATATGATAAAGCTGTTTGAAAAAGAGTTTGAAGTAGAAGCGGTAAAAACTGCTTTGGCTGCTATCGGTGTGTCTGTAGCTAAAAACGCTGGTGTAACTGGTGTTACTAAAAAGCTATCAGAACTGACTGAGGAGCAAACTAAGGCTCTTTCTGAAAATCTTTGTAAGGAGTAACGAGTATGGATGCTTTGACAAAATATGAGGCTTTACTGGGTGAATTGGAACCATATACACCCAGTGCCCTAACTCTGAAAAAAGCCCTGGCTGATTCTGGAGTAACCGATCTTGATAAAGAGTATGTAGCTGAGAGCGATAAACGTTCTATTGCCCTGGCTGCTATAAGTGTACTTAAAAAAATGATCGTTTTAACCAGTGATAGCCTGGGTAAATCCTCTCAGGGATATAGTGTAGAGGGATTGGAACAGAGGATTAAAGATTTGTGTATTGAGAACGGGTTAGATCTCTCTGATTTTGTCGAAGTATCCTCTATTACGGACGGATCTAATCAGTGGTAGCTATGGGTAGGAATAACGGTACATTCAAATACAAGTTAAGCCAGGACGCTCAGCAGGATCCTGATACTGGGTTTTACTCCCAGGGCGGGGGAGCTGGTGACTGGCTACCTGGATGTGAGTGCCAGATAGAAAAGCAGATACCAGCAAAGCAAAAAATCGGAGCAGATGGGCAGATGCACGCTTACAACTATGATGTGTTTATTCCAAAGCATTTCAATGGTAAGCTGGAGCTGACTGCACAAATGCAGATTTTGGGTGAAGATGGTACCAGTGATGAGTTTACTATCCAGGGTGTTGATAATCTTAACAGAAAGTATATAGAAGTATGGGGATAGAATATACTGGTAAAGGTGCTGTAGCAGCGAGTGTTCAGGCGTTCCAGAAACGACTGGAGGCAGCTACGATCTATCTGCTGAAATACCTGGGTGAAAGCCTGGTTAAGTATGCAAAGGATCAGCATAACTACACCGATCAATCAGGTAATCTAACCAACTCTATAGGTTATGTGGTTGTGCAAAATGGCACTCCTGTTTTCTATGGTGAATTAAACCAGCCTGGAGAGGGAGCTGAGGCGGGTTTGAAACTGGCTATGAAGATAGCCTCTCAAACTCCAAACTCTTTCTCACTCATCATAGTAGCAGGGATGAACTACGCAGCCTATGTAGAGGCTAAAGGATACAATGTAATACTGCCTGCTGAGTTAAAGGCAAAAGCTGATTTTCCTGCTGCCATGAATAAGCTGGTAGAGAAAGCCAGATCAAAAGCAATCGAATTATACGGTAATGTAGCATGATAACAACTGAGGAAATAGCAGTAAGGGTATATCAATTACTCCAGAAAAGCCAGGTAAAGAATTTGATAACTGGTACTATTGACTATGAGAGATCCGACTATTCAAAAGAGGATGTTATTATAGTTCCCCACTCTATCACGGGTGAGGACTCAATTCGTTTCGGGCAGATAAACGTAAATATTCACGTTCCAGATCTGGTTAAGAAAACAGGAAAGAACCCCGTATATAAAACAAATTTTCCACGGCTGATAGAGATACGGGCAAAGGTCATTGAAGTTCTGAAAAACCATTATGAGGTAGGGAAAGGGTATAACTGGACTATAGGGATGCTGAACCCTCCGATAAAGGAACCAGAACAGAATGAGCACTTTGTTTCGTTGGCTCTGGAGCTGACTGTAAGAAATAAAAAAGTTTAATCATAAAATTTACGATTATGCCAGTATTAGCAACAATGGGTTTAAAAAAGATCTGGATCACTCCCTCTACTGGTAGTGATGCTATGCCTGCCAATGGTGCAGCATGGACGGATCTGGGAGACGTTTACAAGGATACTTGTACGATGAAAGATGCGGATGGTACTGAAACCACGCATGAGTCTGAAACATCCAGCAAAAAAATTATTCAGTTTGAACCAGGGGAAACGACTGTAGAGCTTACCCTAATGGATCCAGATCTGGAAAAGCTGGTTAAGTATTTCGGTGGTTCTATCACGGGAACAGCTGGAAAAAGAAAGTGGATCCGTCCACGAAAGTTACCCTACAAGGAATGGGCTGTATGGCAGCAACCTGAGGAGGGGCTTTTGGTCGGATGCCCGAATGCTCGTATCATACCGAAATTTGAGATTACGTACTCAGCAAAAGGTATCTGTTTAGTTCCTATGACTATCAAGTATCAGGCTGAGACTCATGTAAACGAGGAAAACGTGGATCCCTCTAAGGCTTCTTAAAGATCCCTTTTAACAAATGGGAAAGCCTCCTGCCTCCCAGCTGGAGGCTTCCTTTTTAATATAGCATTATGGAAGATAACGAAGAAAGAGAACTAACCAGAGAGGAACGCCTGGATATTGAGGAGCAGGCTATTCAGGCTCTGCTACAGCATGGGGTGAAATTCTCTGTACCTCTAAAGATAGAGCCTGTAAAACCTCCTAAATGGATCCTATTGTGGAATAAGTATTTTCCCAGTAAGGCTAAGGTGTGGAGAGACAAACGGATACCTAAAGATTGGAATGTGGAAGTAATGGAAATAGCGGATATTAACCTGGGTAGAACCAGAGACGTGTATATGCGTAATTTCCATATTAAGCCTCTTTATCTGGGTACCATTGATGCGCTGAGGAGGCTGTACCTGGAAATAGAGTACAATGAGGATGCGATACAAGAGCAGCCAGGATCTGAAAGCAAGAAACTATTTAAGTACACCTCACTTATGGCTGAAATAGCAGCTGTAGCAGCGATAAATAGCGGTGTTATAGCGGATCCACTGGATAAACGGACAAAGAAGTTAAAGCGGTTTTTCATTGAACACCTGACAGTATCCAGACTGCAAAAGCTGGCTGGAGTTGTAAATCAAATGATGAACCCAGCGGGTTTTACCGCCTCTATTCGATTGATACAGGAAGTGGGAACAACCAAACCCAGGGCGGATCGGATAGAGTAGTAGGGCTAAATAGTCCGTGGGGTAATCGTGGGGCTATACTGAAAGAATTTGGTTGGACTTATGATTATTTGCTCTGGGGTATTTCCTGGCAAAATGTACAGATAATGTTAGCGGATGCAGCCAGGATCAAAGAAGTTTCTGAAACTGAAAATGCAGAGGGATCCACTGTAGAAGTTGAACACAGAGAGCTTAAAACGAAAGAAGATATTAAGAACTACCTTAAAGGAATGATGTAATGAGCGAAAATATAGATGGTGCTTTGGCGTTTAAAGCTACCCTGGATATTAACGATTTTAATATATCCTCTGAGGCTATGGAACGGAGAATAATTTCCGTTTCGGATACAGCTGTACAGGAGTCGGCACGAATGGAGCAATCTATTCTAAACTTTGCCCAGAACGGAGCACGCTATATCGTTTCTTACCTGGTCGGTAATGGAATGATGAGCCTGGTTAATAGTATCGTGCAAACACGTGGGCAGTTCCAGCAACTGGAAATAGCATTTGGTACAATGCTGGGCAATGAGCAAAAGGCAAAGGCTATAATGGATCAGATGGTGGATACCGCAGCTAAAACTCCTTTTGACCTAATGGGAGTGGCTGGAGGAGCTAAACAGTTATTGGCTTATGGTACAGCAGCGGATAAGGTAAATGATACGCTTATACGTCTGGGAAACATTGCCTCTGGTTTGTCTATACCATTGAATGATATTGTTTATCTGTATGGTACAACAATGGTACAGGGGAGGCTGTATGCTCAGGACGTAAGACAGTTTACAGGGCGTGGTATTCCTTTGGTTAAGGAATTAGCTGCCATGTATGGCAAAACAGCAGAGGAAATCAATACTATGGTTTCTGAGGGTAAGATCGGTTTCCCTGAGGTAGAAAAGGTGCTGAATAAGCTAACTAATTCTGGTGGGCAGTTCTTTAACCTGATGGAGAAACAATCTTCATCACTTACTGGTATGATCGCAAACCTGGGTGATGCCTGGGATACCGCTTTAAATAAACTTGGTGAAGATAACCAGGATGTGTTTGCCTCAGGTATTAGTGGAGCTACCTATCTGGTTGAAAATTTTGATGAGATCCTGAGGATCGTAAAAGCTATCACTATCGCTTATGGTAGCTATAAAGCTGCTATAGTCCTGAACACTTTGGCTACTAAAGGATACACTGGTGTAGCTTTGCTGGATAATACAGTAAGACAGGCTAAGATGGCTTTAATGAAAGCCGATGAAGCATTAACAGGAAAAACTGCTGCTGCTACCAATGCTATGACAGCTGCCCAGGAAGCTCATACAGCATCTTTGCAAAAACAGCTTACTGTTGAGGAGCAGGCAAACCTGGTGAAGCGTTTGAGGATCGCTACTATTCAGCAGCTACTTACAGCTCAGCAGCAGGAATATCTTTCTAATCTTGGTGTTACTGCCAGTTCCCAGAACTATGAGGCTGTAGCTACTGGTGTTCTATCACTGGAGCAAAGGCAGGCTCTTAGCAAAACGGATCTTTCCTCTAAGAGTGCTATTTATCGGGCTGCTTTGGAGAGAGAGGTGGCGGTTAAGGTTCAGGGAAAGGCTGTTACCCTGGATACTATGCGTGCCGATGTAAAAGCTGCTGCTGCCAGGGTTGAATCCGCTAAACAGTCTGCTGTTGTTTCTATGCAGGCTGTAGAGTCTGCCAGATATGAACTCTACTGGGCTAAGCAGTCTGGGGACGCAACCCGAATAGCGACCGCTGAGAAAAAGCTGGAGGGAGCTGTAGAAAATCAGTCTATATCTCGTAAGGCTGCTCTGGCTGCTCAGACTGATTTTTATGCTAAAAAGAAACTGCTGGAGGCTACCGCTACTAAGCAGTCTACTATTGCCTCTGTAACCGATACAACTGCAAAAACCACCCAGGGAGCTGTTACCTCATTGCTAACTGCTATCACCACCAGGTGTACATTGGCTATGAAAGCTCTTTGGCTTGCAATGAAAAATAATCCTGTTGGCTGGATCTTAACGCTGGTTGGTGCTCTGGTAAGCGTTATCACTCTCTTTGCTTCTTCTCAGGATGAGGCTACCGATGCAATGGGAGAGTTTCAGGATACCACCAAAAAGGAGATAGACAACTTAAATATGCTTATGGCAGTCCTGAAAAATACAGAGGCTGGTACCAAAGCGCACAAACAGGCTCTGGAGAAAGTAAATGCCATTCTCCAGGACTATAATAAAGAGCTTGCAACTGAATCCACCACAGTACAGGAGTTGAAAGGTAAATATGATGAGCTTACAATAGCCATTAACGAAAGCGCAGCAGCTCGTATCAAAGCAAAGTATATTGAGCAGATCCAGACAGAGCAAAATGAAAAGCAGGATGGCACAAAGGATACCTTTAAAAAGGATATTCGTAATACTACCAGAGTTTCCTCAAAGGATACGATGTTTGGGGATTTTATGTCTTATGATGATGTAGAGGGACTTAAAAACCTATCAGATGCTACATTTGACCTGATCGAAGCCTATGTGAAAACTCAGGCTGAGGAGTTGAAAAAGCTCTCTGGGGATGAGTATAAAAAAGCGGTAAAACAGGTAGAGCAGACTATTACTAAGATCCTAAAGGATGCCTCTAATGAAGATTTTCAAGGTGTATATTTCCTGGATAAGATTTCTGGGTATATAAATAAAATAGTTCAACCCGCCAAAGAAGCGGATAAAGCTATTTCCGACCTTACTAATCAGCTAAACGCTGGATGGGATGCTATGAGTGGGAAAAAGGAGGCTGATCCAGTGGATTACCTGAAAATGTCTTTCTCCGACCTGGATAAGCTGGTGAAAGATACCCAGACAGAAATAGATACCATAAATGCCAAAAAGCTCAAAGTCGAAACTGATAATACTCGCCTTACTGAATTGCTTGGTATCATAGGGCAGGTGAAAACGGCTATCTCCACGAAAGAAACGAACCTTAATACAGAGTCTGGTATAAATGCCCGTATCAAACAGTTACAGGATGAACGGGCGAATGTTGAGATCAATAGTAAAAAGTATAACGAACTCACCGATAAGATTAAAACATTCCAGAAGAAACTCCCAGACAATTCCAAAAATGCCGATGAGAACGCTGCTAAGAAAGCTGAACAGTTAGCTGAGAAGCAGAGGCAGGCAGATATGAAACTGGAAGCTGCTAAAATCGAAATTTTAGAGGAGGGATACGCTAAGCGTAAGGCTCTGTTAGATCTCCAACATAAGAAAGCCCTGGCTGATATTGACAAAGAGGAGAAAGAGCTGGAGAAAGCCCGAAAAGAGGCAGGAAAAGGAGGGTTATCTACTAAGGAAAAGCAGACTTTTACGGATCGTAGAGGTGTTGAAGATCAGAGCTACCAGAAAGCCCAGAATAAGCTGTTTGATGGGGAGATAGAATACAAGAAAAGCCAGTACCAGCTATATTTCAGATGGGTGCAGAATATGGGTAAAGATGTGGCTGATAAGCAATTTTCCTCTTTGCTTAAAGAGGGCAATTCTTATAAGGATTATGTAGAGAAGCAGATCCAGGCTTTGAAACAGAAGCAAGCCTCTGGTACTCTTTCTGAGGGAGAGGGGAACCAGCTTGTTACTCTCAATATGCAATATAGTGAGATCACTGGTGCTAAGACTGCAATGGATCTGTTTAAGGAGTCGGTAAACCAGGCTATAGGGCGTGCTTCTACTCTGGCAGAGAAGTTACAGGCTGTAGCTGATGCAAAAGAACGGCTGGCAAATGGAGGTACTGGGCTGGTTGGAGCCGATGAACAGGCAGAGGCAAATCTATTTATCTCAGAGAAAGATATAGAGACAAACAAGGAACTCCAGGATAAAGTCCTCACGGAATTTAAAACCTATGAGGAACAAAAAAAGCAGATCCAGGATGAATATGCTTTGCTCAGGCAGCAGTCCAATGTTCAAAATAATGCAGAACTTTTAGCTCAGGTGAATAAGGGTGAGGCTGAGGCTCTTTCAGCTCTCAATGCCCAGATGCTTATGCAGACGGATAGCTGGAATAATCTTTTTTCTGACTTAGATTCTTTAACTGTAGATCAGATTGATAAACTGATTACTGAGATCCAGCAGAAAATGGGTACAGCGGATCTTAAATTAAATCCAGCAGATATGAAAGCCGTGCTGGATAAATTGGATGAAGCTAAGAAAAAGATCCTGGATGTAAACCCGTTCAAGGCTTTAGGTAACTCTATTTCCTCTGTATTTAAAAAGTCTGAAAGTGGATCAAAGAAAAGCTCTGCCGATATTAAAAGGGATTGGAAAAATATGGCAAATGCCACTGATGCCTGTTTTGATTTTGTCTTAGATGCTGTAGATAGTTGTGATGTATTAAAGGATTTAATAGGTGATACAGGAGCGTCCACCATTCAAATGGTTCAAGGGGTTGCAACTGCTGGTATTGCTATGGGTGCTGCTATTAAAACGGCTGAAAAAGGCTCTATAATTCTGGCTGCTATCTCTATTGCTTTGCAAGCTATACAGTGGATCGCTGGATTATTTAATAATGATGATAAGCTGGAGGAAAAGATCCAGAATATTCAGAAAGAGATAGATGCTCTGGCTAATTCCTTTGACCGCCTACAGCACGCAGCGGATCAAACGTACTGGGTTTATAACGATCAAGAAAATGCTGCCCACCAGCAACGCCTGGACGATATTAACCAACAAATAGCAGCTCTGGAGAAACAGGCTGTAGTAGCTCGTTCCAGCTGGAATTTCGTTAAGTATGCCCAGCTCACCAAACAGATTAAGGAGCTTAAATATGCCCTGGAAAAAGAGGAGGGTAAAGGTGATATGTTCCAACTCTATGAGCTACAGAAACAGAGCCTGAGGGAGCAGCAGGAACTTATTAAGCAACAAATAGCAGCTGAGAAAGATAAGAAGAAAACCGATAACGATAAGATCGCTGAATGGGAGGAAGCGATTAAAGATATTGATACCCAGCTGGAGGATCTGGAGCGTGATATGTTGGAAACCCTGGCTGGTACCGATGTAAAGAGTGCTATAGATGAGTTTGCCGATGCTCTGGTAGATGCTTATTGTAAGGGAGAGGATGCTGCTAAAGCCCTGGGTGAAGTTACCAAAAATGTAATGAAAAAGGCTGTAGTAGAAGCTATAAAGAGGCAGTTCCTGGCAAAAGCTATAAATGATGCTGTTCTCTACCTGGGTGAGTCTATGAAAGATGGCGTTTTGGATGATAGTGAGAGACGGAACTTTGAGAATATGATAAATGCTGCTGGTGCTGCTACTAACAAAGCTCTGGAGGCTGTTGGTGACTGGATTAAGGATATTGAGGAAGATACTACAGAAGATCCTCTCACTGGTGCTGTTACGGCAATGAGCGAACAAACAGGATCAGTAGTAGCAGGTAGGTTAAATGCCTTTGTCATTAACCAGACTGAGCAAACCACTATTCTTAGGCAGTCACTTCTTTACCAACAGGCTACTGCAACAAACACCGGGGTTAGTGCTTCTGAACTCAAAGAGATTAAGGATACATTGAAAAGAATTGAAAACAAAGATAGTTCGTTACTATCACAAGGTATAGCATAATATGGAACTGGCAGATCAATTAAAACAGGATGGCGTGGCTAAAGGGTTATGCCGTTTATGGAGAGGAAAGCTAAAAGCTGGAATGAGTATAGAAAGTATGATACGGCTTTATATCAGGGGGATTGACTTCTGTATATCGGAGGATTATCCTACCCTGGAGTTCATACGAGCTAATTTCAAGGGTAAATGTGAGCCGTATGGTGCATTTGTCGATGATGAAATAGAAATGCGTAAAAACGCTCCAGATACCGTGCTTAATGGTGAATGTAAGGCTATGCTGGAGTATGATGGTTTTAGCGTATCCAGGATTTTTATCCGACATGATAGCCAGGCTGCTGTTAATGTTGCAGATCATGCTATGGTTACTATAGATGCCTTTGATAATTCCAGGCTGATAGTAGCCAGTGCTGGAAAGGATGCTCAGGTATTAGTGAATTTATACGGGGGTGCCCAGGTTGAATGTATTGGCGTGGGGATCCAGGTTAAGAAAATGAATAAAAAAACATATTAAAACGTATTGCTATGATTGATAAGAACCTGATTTTATACCTGCCTTTCGATGATCCAGATGGCAGTGTAGCGTATGACTATTCAAAAAGTAGAGCTGATGGTATCCTATCAGGGGGTGCTTTCTTTTCTAAACAGGCAAAAGTGGCAAAATGCTTAGATCTTAATGGTGATGGGGAGTGTGTAACTTCACGTACAATACCGTTGAGTTCCAGTTTCACGCTTTGTTTTTACGTTAAGCCTACTACAAATAGTATAGGTTGGTTGCTGAATTTACCAGGTGTAGATAATTTCCTGGAGCAATGGCTGGATGTTATGCCCGATATTTGGTATTTTATGGCTTTCGTGAAAAATGGGAACCAGCTTACTGTTTACCAGGACGGTAACGAGATCTACAAAACAAATTTGAAAGCTACGCCTGTAGGTCTTTCTATCAATGATCCTAATCTCTCTGGGGTTCATGCTTGCTTTGATGAGGTACAGCTATTTGATGTGGTAAAGACTCCAGTAGAGATACTTAAAATGCAAAGTGATACAGATGTTGAGTATTACATAGATGGTAAGAATTTCAAAGATTTTGGAGTGTATGTTTCTGCCTCCAGCGGGTTAGTAGGTATGCTGGAAAGAAAAGACGCTCTAACAGTAGACTGGGATAATTATCATGGTAAGGTGGTAGACAAAAAACGTCCTCGCTATAAAGAAAGAACTATTACCCTGGAGTGTTTTATAGAGGCTTCTAATAAGTCCGCTTTTGTCGAATGGGTTAATCTTTTCATGGCTCAGTTTGATAAGGAGGGTGATGCTCGGCTGAAAGTGGAATACGATGGAAAGGCTAAACCTCTGGTTTATGAGGTGTATTGTCCTGATGCTGTAGATGTGACTAAAAAGTGGTCTGATGATCTTATGGTGGGCACATTCAAGATTAAACTGGTTGAATGCGAACCCGTGAAAAAAGTGCTCCGACATATTGGCGTGTCTGCAAACAGCAAAGCCCAGATCAATGTAACCAGTTCTAAGCTGTTAAACATTTACTGGGGTGATGGTACCCATACATTTGATGTGTCTGGGAAAACTACTGTAGAGCACACCTATACGGAGCCAGACATTTACGACATTATAGTAACGGGTGTTATTGAGGACATTGAGAGTTTTTCTACTAACGCTATTGTAGTATGGGACAGATTACTTTGATAAAACGCAATGGATCTAAGGTAAACTTATTCAGCAAAGAGCCGTTTTGCACCGTGTCGAGTGCGGTGCAGAACGTAACCCTTATGGGTGATGATAATGTACAGCTTGGCATAAAGTCTACCCAGTTCCTGGAATTTGCTAAAGGTGATAAGATCCTGGTAGGTGGAGAGGAGTATTCTATCAGAACCAAAGTAACCAGGGAAATATTATCTGAGAATATGTATTCTTATGATGCTATTTTCTATGGTGTCATGTACGAGCTGATGAAAAGCCAGTACCGAAATTGTGATGCAAATGGTAAATCTACAAAGTCCACATTTGACCTTACATATACTTTGCGTGAATTTATGCACGTTGTAATTTATAATGTGAACCGTGATTATCCTGGGATCTGGCGGTTTGATGCTGACAGCTGCCCAGATACGGATCCTGTTACATTGCAATTCTCAAAACAGAACTGCCTACAGGTTGTGCAGACTGTTTGCAAAGAATATAAATACGAGTTTAGGATAGATCAAAAGGATGGTGTCCGTATTCTCCGTGTCGGTAAATTTGGATCAAAGATAACTCCACCTGCTGGAAATGATTTCTTTGAATGGGGGAAAGGTAACGGGTTATATAAACTCAAAGAGCAGAAAGTAGATGATAAAAGTATTATCACCAGGCTATGGGTTGAGGGGGGTACCCAGAATATCAGAAGTGACTACAGAGATTATTCTGAGAGGTTACAGCTGCCCTATCCTAAGCGTCTTAACCAGCGTGAACACACCTTATCAGATGGTGCGGTTATTCCAGCTAAAAGTGAGTATATTGGCATTGATAGTGATGAGAAACGTTACCTGGAGGATCCTGATCTTAGAAATGAGATAGGCAGTGATGAAGATACTGAGTATTACGATGAGATCTATCCTAAGAGAACTGGTACCGTAACTGCTTTGGGTGGAGATATTTATTCTTTCGTGGATAATACGATGGATTTTGATCTAAACGAAAAGGATAGCAGTGGCACTAAATACCTTATCAATGGCGTTACTGCAAAGCTAACTTTCATAACTGGGAAGTTGGCAGGGCAGCAGTTTGAGCTAAAGGAAAAGGGAGGGTATGTACATTCCAGTAGAACTTTCAGCCTTATTAAATTTACTGATGAGAGAGGTATGGAATTTCCGTCTCCTGATACGGATGCTTTCCGCTTCCATGAGGGAGATAAGTATAAGATCACGGATATAAATCTCCCTAAAAGCTATGAGGACTACGCAGAGGAAGATCTATGGTATGCGGGGTATGAGGACTTTAGGGAGCGTAAACAGGCACGTGCTCAGTATGTTCTTACTTTTGATCGCTCGTATTTCATTAACGCTTTGCCACTGGATAGCGAAACCTGTGTGTTCCATTGTGGGAATTATATACCTGTTAAAGATACTCGTTTTAATATTGAGAAAAATATTAGGATCCAGAAAATTAGTAGAAATCTTTTGCTGGATCACGATTATACTTTAACTCTATCTGATACTACTAATGTATCTATACAGGCGCAAACGGTTTTGGATGTGATAGAGCACAATATTATAATTGATAACAATAGGCTTAGAGATCTCAATAAAGCCAGGAGAGGATGGCGTACTACTGAGGAATTGAGAAATATGGTGTATGATACAGATGGTTTTTTCGATCCAGAGAACATACGTCCAAACTCAATTGATACCAATATGCTTACCGTTGGATCCAAGAGCCAGCAGTTTGTTCTGATTGATACTATCTTTCAGGCTAATGTAAATGGTATGCCTAACAGATTTGATGTAACGGCTGGTGTATTAGCTCATCTTTCTATTGATGATGAAACCATTCGCAAATGGAACATGTCTGGAACAAGTGTAACCCTTTCTGAGGATGGAGGGTATTATGTATTTGCAAAATGTAGCAAGAAAAGCGACTCAGGTATATTCTATGTGACACAGGAGCAGCTGAAATTTGAGCCAGTAAATGATCCAAATAACTACTATTTTCAAATTGGAATTATTGGATCCCTACGATCTGATGATAATTTCCGTGACTTTGTTACTACATACGGATTTACCAGGATTAACGGAAATACTATCACAACTGGTAAAATTGTAACCAGCGATGGAGAGTGTTATCTGGATCTGGATGGGAATAAATTCAGGATCGGGGATGCTACCAGTTCTATAGATTGGAATGTATCTGCAAAAAAAAGGCTAACATTGCGAAATGTTCAGCTTTTAAGCGACTCTGGGGATACTTCTAATATTGGTGTTTATCGTGGTACATATAATGGTTCCTATGTGTATTATACTGGCGATGAGGTAAGTTATACAGTTGGTGGAGAAACTTGTACATATAGGTTTGTCAATCCAAATCCTGCTAAGGGAATGGTTCCAACAAACTCTACATATTGGGCTGTAATAGCTAAGGGATCTCCTGGCGATAAGGGTGATAAGGGAGATCAGGGAGAAAAAGGTGATAAGGGTGTAGCTGGAGAGAAAGGTGCAGATGGTAAAACGAGTTATTTTCATATTAAGTATTCAGCTGTAGCTAAACCGACAGCAGCCAGCCAAATGTCTGAAACGCCAAGTACATACATTGGTACTTATGTGGATTTTATTGAAGCCGATAGTAATGATCCATCAAAATATACCTGGTGTCGCTTTGAGGGGTTGCAAGGTAATGATGGAGAGAAAGGAATACCAGGGTTAAATGGGGAAGATGGTAAAACGAGTTATTTGCATATTAAATACTCAAATGATGGAGGTAAAAATCTGACTGCAAACAATGGAGAAACACCTGGTGATTATATCGGTCAATATGTCGATCATATTCAGGCTGATAGCTCCGATGTTTCAAAATACACCTGGAGCCGAATAAAGGGTGATCCAGGAGTGCAAGGAATACAAGGTGATAAAGGTGAGCAAGGCATTCCTGGGAAAGATGGTGCAAGTGGGAAAACTACGTATTTCCATATTAAGTACTCATCTATTCAAAATCCTACCACGTCCTCCCAAATTACAGAAACTCCATCTGCCTATATAGGTACCTATGTGGACTATACAGAGGCAGATAGTACAGATCCTAAAAAATACACTTGGGCACGATTTCAAGGGATACAGGGAGAGGATGGCTTACCTGGTGTAAATGGAGAGAATGGGCAAACCTCATACTTGCATATAAAGTATAGTGATAATGGAGGTTTATCATTTACCTCAAATAATGGTGAGGATACAGGCGATTATATTGGGCAGTACACTGACTTTAATAAAAAAGATAGTGATAAGCCTGGTGATTATACCTGGAGCCGAATAAAGGGTGAATCTGGATCCAGCGGAACAGATGCTACTGCTGGGGAGTACTATGAGTATCGCTATGCAAAGAATGGATCTACTTCTACTCCTCCGACTTTGAATGTGAGTGCTACTAATCCTGATGGATGGAGTAAGGTTATGCCTAAGCCTGGAGCACTTGAATACGTTTGGTGTACAATGGCTAAAAAATCTGGTATAGCAGATAGAACCGTGTTTAATCTGCCTGTAAATCTTAGTGATTATACCTCTATTGCTGATGTTTCAGGGAATGGATATAATGGTGTATTAGGAGATGGCGCAAAGGTTACAAAGGTTGGAAATACAAGGTGTGTATTAGATCTGAGTAGTAATGCTGAATGTAGAATACCTTATGATTTGCCTTTTGGTGAAAGTTTTACTCTATGCTTTATGATGTCTACCAGCGAAAAGGTGATAAAATGGATGCTAAACGGATATAATGGTAGGGATTATGTAGAAAAAAGTCTATCTGTGGAACCCTATTCATGGATTAATTTAGCATTCCGTTTTAATGATCGCACTGTTACTGTGTTTGTTAATGGTAATCAGGTTCAAACTGGTAGTGTTAATGAGGCGGTTGTAGGATTTGCTTTATACGATGATAATATTTTCGGATCAGAGGTTTATTTCGATAATATAAGGTTGCTGAGAGGTGCTTTGCCTGTAGAAGATATAAATAAGGTAATAACTGGAGAAGTTGATAGACTTGTGCAAAATTGGAGTACGCCAGTTCGTGTTAATCCTTATGATGGGATTGATGGTAAGGATGGGGTAGGTATAACATTAACAGATGTAGAATATGCGAAAAGTAGTTCTAACTCTACTGCACCAACTTCTGGATGGCAAACTACTGCTCCGACATGGGAGAATGGTAAATATATCTGGTCGAGAACAAAGGTGGTATATACGGATGGATCTACTAATTATACAAAAGCAGCCTGTATAACAGGTGGTGTAGGTGAAACAGGATCGACTGGAGTTGGTGTAAGTTCGATAGTTGAACAGTATTATCTTTCCAGTAGTTACTCTACTCAAACAGGTGGATCATGGAGCACCACCAGACCTGCTTGGAAAGATGGCTGGTATATTTGGACACGTTCGGTTATCACGTACACAAATGGCACATCCACAACTACGTCCCCTATCTGTGTTACAGGTGGAAAAGGGGAAACAGGTGATAAAGGTGAGCCTGGCGAGAAAGGAGATAGTCCAGCAACCGTTTTCAGGGGAGTTTATAGTAATTCCAGTACATACTATGGGGCGAAATATAGGCTGGATGTAGTAAAGTATAATGGCGTGTATTACGTTGCTCGTATTGATGCAGGTACATTTTCAGGAAAATCTCCAACGGACACAAGTAAATGGAATACATTCGGTGCTCAGTTTGAAAGTGTTGCTACTGAATTGTTATTAGCTGAGAATGCTAATATAGCAGGTTTTGTATATAGAAACAATAAAATGGAAAGTCAATCTATTGGATCAGATGGAAATCCAATGCTGGAATTAGATGGGGTAAATGGCATAATAAAAGCATATAAGGGGATATGGAAAGGCTCTATATGGTATGAATATATAAATGTTAATAATGGACAGATTCTTGATCCTCTTAAACCTAATATAACATTACATCAAAGTGGTCTTATGAGTGATATTGTTTATTTACCTGATATTACAGAAAATATTATAGGATGTGCATTTAATTTGTATTGGGATGGATCTGGAACAAGATCATGCTATTCTACACAGACAGTAAAATCTAAAAGTAAAAATATTATTGATTTCGATCATGTTGGAAATTATGGCTCTCCAGTTCCTAAATCATCAATTAGATATGATTATTTTAAGTATGGTTTTTTACAAATCGTATGTGTTGATTTGAACAGCTGGGTTATTGTACATAAAACGGCAGCGAATTTAATTTTAGAATAATAAATATATAGTTTGGCATAGAATGGAGGTGTATAAATGAATAAGAGTAGAATAAAAGATGTAAATGGCTGGAATATATCTTTTTTTTTCTCTAAAGTGTGTATCAGCTACACACTTTTGCCTATATTTGCAGTATTAACTAAGTGAATTATAACTTTAAAACAATAATAATATGGGATTACTGTTAGGAAGTGGCTCAACTAAACCACAATACCCCTACGATATGTGGTACGGGGTACAGGGTGACTTTACAAGTCGTGACTATAAGTTAAAACGTGTCGGAAATCTGGATTTGCACAAAACGCTACCTATCCAGGCTAAGATCAAACGTTTCGTTGAGAACACTGATGGATCGGTAAAATACTATCTACACCAGAATGATAGCCGTAAAAAGGAGAGTGGTGCAACGGCTATCATTGATAGTACTGATGGGAATGTGATGCTGGAAAAGCCAGAGTATTATTTCCGTTTAGAGTTTGAGGGCACCAAATGGCTACGTGCCTGGTCTGAATATGCTTTGCCTGGTTTTATTAAGATGGAGCGAAAAGCTATTTCTCCCTGGTTTGCAACTATTGACATGACAAATAGCATTGCCGTTTCTGGGTGCTGGCTTGAATGGAATGGTGATGAGATCGCACGTGATGCAAGTGGGTTTGTTAAACTGAAATCAAATGCTGCTCAGTACAGAGGAGGATCTGGATCATCCGATGCTGGATATGATGGAAAATTCAACTCTCAGCTTGGAATGGCTCGCACTTCAATCTCAAAAGCTGGAGCACGTCCATATTGCAAAAATGGTACTCACCTGGGAGCCTATAGAGCTTATAATGAAATAGCTTGGTTGCAGAGGTGTGAGTATGCTTCTTTGCATTGCCAGGATGGATACAATGCAACTCTGACAGCTGACGGATACCACCAGGGAGGTCTTGGTGATGGATGTACTACTATTGGTGGTACAGAATGGAGTAACTGGGGCGGGTATCGTCCTTTTGTTCCGTGCGGAGTAACCTGTACTCTTGGAAACAATACAGGTTTGACTCCATACACGATTAAAAACTGGGCTGGAGCGGATAAGGTTGTTCAGGTATCATCTTATCGTGGTCTGGAGGCTCCTTTTAATTATCTGTGGATGTTAGCCGATGATCTTTTGCTTTATCATGGAACAGATAAATCTACAGCCTATGTTTGTGAGGATCCTACAAAGTTTACCTCTCATTCAGATAGCGCAACTAATGTACCTGATGGATACGAAGCAATAACAGATCTACCCAGATCTGAGGGTTATGTTCTCCAGTTTGCGCATTCAAGCAAAACATACTCATTTGCTGAAACAGTTGGTGGATCCTCTAATGCTGGAGGATGTGATTACTACTGGACTCCTGTAGCTGGTGCTGGCTGGTCTGCTGTAGGATGGTATGGTGCCCTTTTGTCTGCTACTGCGGATTCTGGTGCGGCTGCGGGTTTCGGTTGTCTGTATGCGAGTCTTCGCTCCTCGTATGCGCATGCGCACCTTGGGTTCCGCTTGTGCCGATTTTGACGGGGCACGGGGCGGACTGCAAAACGTGAAATTGACTTATTGAAATAAAGGTTGTGGCGGTTGAGGTGCCCTTTTGTCTGCTAATGCGAATAATGGTGCGAATGCGGGTTTCGGTTGTCTGAATGCGAATAATCGCTCCTCGAATGCGAATGCGAACATTGGGTTCCGCTTTTACCGTTACGGTTTCTCTTAAAATATAAGATAGCCATTAAACCGTCACAACCTTGCCTCACAGGAGTTACTGGTATTGCTGGTGACTGGCAAAAAAATATGAATTAGATCGGTGTTAGTAAGTAATTGAAAGCTCTGATATAGACCAACGGCACAATGAGTATAATTAGGACTGAATACGGATTATGTTATGGTAGCGATACAAGGCTACAGGATTATGAAGATTTTGAGGATTGCGGTTACTTCATTGAAGAAAGTAAACGCCTGAAAAATATCTATCAATACATTTGTGATCCTGCTAATTTAATTTATTCTCAGTACAAAGCTCAAAAAGGGAAAGGTGTTAGAACTGAAATAACAAAGTTCAATAATCGTATAAATGAGAATTTGACCGATCTCTGGGAAATGCTCTATTACGAAACATATACACCTGGTGAGTATCGGATAAAAACGATTTATGAACCGAAAGAAAGGATCATAATGATTGCTCCATTCTACCCTGATCGGATAGTACACCATTGTATTATCAAAATTCTGGGAGAGTATTGGACGAATGTTTTTATCTCTCATACATACGCTTGCATAAAAGGGCGTGGTACGCATAAGTGTATGGAGGATATACACCATGACTTAATTACGGATAAGAAAGGTACTAAATACTGCCTAAAGATCGACATTAAAAAGTTTTATGATAATGTGGATCACTTAGCACTCAAACGGATCATAAGATATATGATAGCAGATGAGCAAATGCTAAGGTTGTTGGATAAAGTAATAGATAGTAACGGTAGTGAAAAAGGTTTGCCTATCGGCAACTTTACAAGTCAGTATCTGGCTAATTTGTATCTGGCGTATTTCGATCATTGGGTAAAAGAAGATCTAAGGGTTAAGTATTACTACAGGTACATGGATGATATAGTGATTTTGCACCATAGCAAAGAAACACTCCATTCTATTCTGGATATGATGGGGTTATATTTGGGTGCAGAGTTAAAACTGGAGATTAAGCATAACTGGCAAATTTTCCCAGTGGATGCTCGCTGCATTGATTACGTTGGTTTCAAACAGGATCATTATGGTATATTGCTAAGGCAAAGTATCCTGAAAAGGTTCTATACTAAGTTTGACCGTGTGAGAAAGCAGTATAACATCTCTGATGAGATAGCAATTAAGCACCTCTTTCCGTCTGAATATGGCTGGATAATCAGATGCTCAGAGGAACATAGTAAATTCATTTTAAATAATTGTATTAACAATGGAAAAGCAAAATGTTCTGAATATCGGGCTGTTGGCTGATGCAACGCCTGAGGTGTTCTATGACCTGTATAACGGGCAGGGAACTTTCCTTTATAACCACAATATCAAAGAGGTATCGGTTATTAAAGATGAGAACGGTGGTATAACTGTTACCAATGATGAGAAAGCTGCTACTGGCAAGATGTTCCAGTATGACAGTGTGCGTGTAGAGTATCCTAAGACTGGTGATAACATCTTTGCCACTCTGCTTACTGCAAAGTATTCAACCACAAAAGAGAGTAAGCTGGTGAATGAATACCAGTCTGCTGTATTGGGATTGCTGGATGAGTCTTATAAGAAACCTTATGAGGACTTTTTGAGGGAACGCCTGGCTGTTCGTTCCTCTATTGATGCTGATTGTGAAACCTATAATGTACCGATTGATCTATGAATGAAATAGTAGATTTTGAGGATGATGCTGTAGCAGTATCACCCAATGGTGATGATCTGTTTGATTGTGAGTATTCCAGTGTGGATGCTCTCATAAATGAGCCTATTGTTTTCACAGGGGTAAAGACAGATGTTCAAACTGAGAATGGAATGCGTACACTTATTGCTTTTGGTGACGGAGTAGCCCGTTCTGCTTTCTTCACTGAAAGCAAACGCCTGAAAGATGTAGCCTGTAATCCTGATCGGAAATATCCTTTTCGTGCAATTATAAAGGTTGTGCGTTTTGGGAATAATACAGGCTTTAAGTTCTTTTCTCCTAACAGCCCGATCACCCAGCAGGATAAAGACAATTTTGAGTATTACAAGCGTAATAAGTACAAGAGAAACAGGTAATATGAATGAGTCTGTAACAGAAGTAGCAAAAAATATCGGTGATTTAGGGATGATGGCTGTAACGGGTGCCTTTTTCCTTATTCTTTCAGCTGGTTTAATGGTCGCTTGCTTCAAGTGGTTCAAGTCTATCATAAATGGTATTATATCCAGATCTGAAAAGACAATGAGCGATTTGTTGCAAGAAACCCGAAATCAGAATGATATGCTGGCAGATATTTCCGAGGGGTTACGTCCTGAGACTCAGTTACGAGTTAAAAATGTGTCTGGCGTGTATTTCGATCTATCAGTAGAAAAGGTTTGCCGAATGATAAAAAGGATCAGGGAGGAAAACCATATAGCGGATAGGGAAGCAACCAGGCAAAAGATCAGAGCCTTACTTAGAAATTTGCATGAGGATAGGAATAGCCGTTTTGATAGCTTTACCTATCGTGGGAAAAAGCTCTCCTCTTATACTAATTCTGAGTGGATAGAGGATGTGGCTAAAGTGATTGAGGGTGAAATATACAATGAAAGCGGAGCTAATAATAATAGGGCTTTCACGAATGTTTCAACCGTTTACGAAAATATAAAGTTGGATTTTTATCATAGATTAAATCAATGAAAATTTTAATAGATAACGGACACGGAGAGAATACACCAGGTAAACGATCTCCAGACGGAGTACTCAGAGAGTACGCCTATGCACGTGAAATAGCGGATGATATTGTACGTGAACTTACAAAAAGAGGGTACGATGCTGAGCGCATTGTAAAGGAAAATATGGATGTATCCCTGGCTGAGAGAGCACGTAGAGCTAATGAGTTTTGTGGTAAGCTGGGTACCTCAAATGTTATACTTGTTTCAGTACATTGTAATGCTGCTGGATGTGGTGAGTGGATGCAAGCCCGTGGCTGGTCTGCCTACACAACTAAAGGCAGGACTAAGGCAGATGCTTTAGCTACTTGTTTGTATGATGTTGCCGAAACTGTATTTGTCGGGCAAAAGATCAGAAAGGATATGAGTGATGGAGATCCTGACTGGGAAGAAAATTTCTATATACTCCAGAAAACGAAATGCCCAGCTGTTCTTACAGAGAACTTTTTCCAGGATAATAAGGATGATGTAGCTTTTCTACTTTCTCCTGGTGGTAAGAAACAGATTGTTCAGGTTCATGTAGATGGTATAATTAAATACATAA